GGTTATTCACCAAAAGCATTTGAATTTGACCGTGCATTTGTTACTGGTACAGGTGCATTTGAAGGACTACAAACAGTAAGTATTGTAGGTATCAACAGAGATACTCCAGTTGAAGAATTTGTTTTACGTTTTAGAGAACCGGATTATAAATTTGCAAACGAAACACTGTTAGTTGAAAGAGATCAAATCGCAGCAGATACTGTTACTTGGATCAATCAACAAATAGCAGCAGCTTCACCAAGCATATGGGCAGGCTATACATATGACCAAGCAAAATGTGAAAGAGATACAGGATTATTAGTTGATGCAATTAGATGGGACGCTGCATTTGACACAAATTATAGATCTGTTAGTTCTGCACTTACATATTTTAATGGAAGATTCCCTGCTGCATTATTCGCTGCACAAAAAGCACAACACGTAGAAGCATTTACACAAGCAAAAGCATTTACAACAAACGTTACACTATTATCTGCATACGAAACTCGTGTTAATGCTCTTTGGGACGAAATTATTGAAATTTTAGATAATGACAAAACTTTTACAGCAACAACAGGAACAACATACGATCCTAACACAGGATTACTAGTAGTCAACATTGGTAATCATAATTTGCAAATTGGTACATCAGTAATAATTGCAGATAATAGTTTAACATTTACTTGTGCTTCAGATGGAAACAATACACAGCATACATATCCAAGATCAACAGATCCAGCAAGTGAAACTGCACTTACAATTTCAGCTGTAACAGCAGATACTATTACAGTTAACGTTGGAGTAAGCAGTGATACATCAGTACATACTTGGGTGTCTGCTGTTGCAAATAGTATTACTATCGAAGGTGTTGGTGTTACAGGACTTACAGATCCAACTGGTTATAATACAAGCTATCTTACTGGTTACGGAGATGCTAGAACACAATTAGAAAACAATAGAAACTTTATTATCAAAGAAATTACTGCTTGGATTGCAGATCAGGTTGCAGCAGAAATTTCACCATTTGTTTCAACATATTCATATGATGTTGCTCAATGCGAAAACGATATAGGATTAATTTTAGATGCATTGAGGTATGACCTTACATACGGTGGTAACCTACAAACTTTTGATGCAGCAATTCAATACTTTGTTGGCACAACTAAACAACTTGCTGACGGACAAAAAGCTACAACATTAGCCGCTTACGCAAGATTAAAAGAAGTAATTGGCAAAGTTATTCTTGAACAAACAGTAGTAAAAAGTGGCGGAGGAGCTCATACTTATGTAGGAGGCACTGTATCAAATGCAATTACTATCACAGCAGGAAGTGTTCAAAGAGATGTTACAGCCGCAGACTATAATTACATAACAGGTGTAATGGAATTGACTATTGGCTCACATAGTTTTACAACTAGTGATACAGTTACAATAGCAGCAAATTCATTAACATTTACTTGTGATCTTGATAGTAACTCAACTAATCATACATATCCAAGAGTAGGAGACCCTGCATATAATACCGCTATAGCAATTACAGCAGTTACAGGAACTACTATTACTGTAAATGTTGGTCCAGCCGGTAACGCTTTGACTCAAGATACATCTGCAACACCAGGTACTACAGATAGTGCAAACTTTGCTAAAGATAGAATACAAGAAATTATTGATTATATCAACAGCGATGGTGCAACTCCTCCAACAAAAGTTGAACCAGCTGATGCCTGGGTTGCTAATCAAGCTTTTGTTGAAGATAAAAATAGACTATATTCTGAAGCACAGAAAAACATTGGACAAAATGTAAATGCATATATTGAAACACAAGTAGATGCAGCACAATGGTACAACTTTGTATACGACAATGCAAAATGTTTACGTGATACAAAACTTATTGTTGAAGCTGTTGCAAAAGATGCTTGGGACACAGGTAACAGATATTCACGTAGTGCTGGTCTATCTTACTACAATAAAAACATTGGCGATAGTTCACAAATTACAATTAGTGGACAAGAAAGACAAACTATAAGTGCTATTAATCAAGCTAAAGCATTAACATTAGCAACAATTACTAATTTGTCAACTTCTGCACAAAATTTTGTAGGTAGCAGATTTGATATTGTAACTACTATTATTAATGACGGTGCAGATTTGCCAGATGCACAAGATGTTAGTTCTGAAGGCGATATAACAAACGATTTTAAAACAAACGCAACAGAAAGCACATTTAATGCTGCAACAGATGTTAACACAACTGCTGATGTGTTTACAATAACAGGACACGGATTTACAAACTTACAAAAAGTTATTTACGATCCAGACAATAATCCACCTATACAAGGTTTAGATGCAGAACAGACATACTATATTAAAATTGTTAACGATGACGAATTTACACTTTGTTTTGACGAGTCTGGAGACTTTGCTGTTAATGTAATTGCAACAAGCACAGGTACACATAAATTCTTGTCAGGTGTGATTGAATTCTTTGTAAATGAAATTACATCATCACATACAACATATCAGAAACTAGAATTAGAATCAGGTTCAGAAAGTTATGAGTTTGTTCCTGGTAGACAAATTACTGGTGTCACAGGTGCAAGTAACAACGCTGCTATTGTGTTTAGTTGGAAGCCTGCTATTAGGGAACTTATTGTAAGTATTGAAGAAGTTGCAGTTGGACAAAGTTTACTACGTATCCAATTTGACGAAACAAGTACAATTACATCTGACCACGCAAGTACACCAAATACAACTATTGGTGTTAATGCTGCTCAAACACAACTAGGACTTGGTACTGCAACATTTGCAGTTAAGGCAACAGACGGAAGCAGTGCATTAACTAATCTAGCAAACTTACCAGAAAATCAAGTATGGTTCCACAGACCAAGTATTGTTAACTCATCATCACATACTTGGGAATACGCAGGTTCAGGTACAGACTATAACGCACTACCGCAAAACGGTGGTAACACAAAAGCAGAGTTTGAACAGTTTGAAGAACTTCCAGGGCGTGTGTACTCATCAGGTACAAACGAACTTGGTGACTTTAAAGTTGGTGACTTTATTACAGCTTTTAACAGAACAGGTAACATTACATTTAGAAACAAAGTGCAGGTGGACGAACTTGATGCTTTGAGATTGAGCTTGTCTGATGTTGCTATTGAAGAAATTTCAACAAGTGTTAACTTAGGTGATGACGAATTAGGCGGCGCTAGTAACTCAAGACTATCAACTCAGTTAGCTGTAAGAGCATTTATTAGTAACAGACTAGGTGGATTTGTTGACAAAACTGTGTCAACTGCTGCTGTTCCTGGTGCTATTGTTCAACTTAACACTAACGGACAGTTGAATGGTGATTTGATTCCAGCTACCAGACAGTTTACAAACACAAACACAAATGGTTATCTATCAAGACTACAACAAGTTGATAACATTCCTCCTGTTGATTTAAAAGCTGGTGACATTGCTACAGAAAATTATGAACAAGTAGAACTTACACTTAGTGGTAACATCAGTGCTGCTGATGGTGCTACAATTTCGCAGCCAACAGCATTTGGTGCAATTGGTTACGCAAAAGGACTGTATGGAAGCAGTGGGAACATTCTAGTTGCAAGTATTGGCGGTGAATGGATTGTTGGAGACGATAGTACAGGTTCACAATTCCAAACTGGTGTTGGAAACAATCTTTTTGTAGACGGAGTAGACTCAGGTGTATATCCAACAAACATTGGTGTATCAAGTCAAGTTGTTGATAACTTCTTCTTAAAAAGTTCTAACTCTAGTCAGTTCCTTGTATTAGATCCAACAGATAATTATACATTTACAACAAGCACAATTACAACATTAGAACGTACATCTAATGTAACAACTGCAACAACAAGCGGTGCTCACAATCTTATAGTTGGCAACCAAATCAGTGTTACTTGCGATGATAATGAAACATTTGAAACAAACACTACTGTTCTTTCTACTCCAACTAGCACAACATTTACGTACTCAAATGTAGATCCAGATGACGTTGCAAGTTTCTCTGTATCAAGCGGCTTTGTTGGCAGTGTGGTAAGAAGTGCTGATGGTAACGCTCAGGGTAGAGTTACTGAAACAAGGTTTGGTGTATTATCAGGTATCGATAATGCAAATATTGTAGGCGGTACACTTTACACCCCAACAGTAGGCAACAAAACATATTTAGATGTAAATCTTTCAATAGTACCAGTAAGCTATGGCTTAACTGCAACTAACAACGGTAGTGGTGCATACACATTAACCGGATCTGATAGAGATGGAAGTGTATCAGGAGATAATGATAATATATCAGTACTTGTAGGCGATACAATTACAATTACAAATAATTCAAGCAGCTCGCATCCATTATATTTTAAAACAGTAGCAGGCACTGGTACAGGAAATTTAGTTTCAGGTGCTACCGGCCAAGGCTCACATAGCGGTGCAGCTATTTCTTGGACACCTACCGCAGCAGGAACTTATTACTATCAGTGTAGTAATCATAGTGCAATGGTTGGAACACTAACTGTTACTAATCCAGTCGCTTCAGGTGCTACAGCAGATATTACAGTTACAGCAGGACAGGTAACTGATGTTGATATTAAAACTGGTGGTACAGGTTATGCAATAAATGACAATCTTACTGCAACTAATTCTCAATTAGGCGGCACAGGTAGTGGCTTTCAAATAGTAGTTACTGCTACTGAAAAACGTGCTTACATTGATATTATTGGCGGAGAATTATTTGTTGCAAGTAGTTCAAGTGTAGACTTCGTAGAAGATAACACTGCTGTACAAACAGCAAGAATAATTAACTTAGATGATATTATTACACATAACTTCTTAGCAGGTTCTTCAGGCGCTGGCGGTGCAGTTGATTATACAAACTTTAGAATTAACATTCCTAATCACGGATTCAAAGACGGTGATCCATTAAAATACGATACGCTTGGAAACACTCCAATTGGCGGTATTCTAAACGGACAAGTTGTTTATGCAAAATTTATTGACAACAACACAATTGAATTGTATGAAGGATTTTCATTACTTAACAAAATAGAATTTGCAAGCACTCCAGCTAACAACAATCATAACTTAACAAGAAGTACAGTTAATATAACCGACAATAGTATTATTATTGAAGCACACGGATATACAACAGGTGATGCTATTAGAATTAATACACTATCTGACGGTAGTTCGGCTAATGCACTGCCAATAGTTGATGGAGCAGATCCTATACCAGACGGTTCAAGATTCTTTGTTGGTTCTGTAACCACAAACTCCTTTACATTGCACGTATTACGTAGTGATGCACTTAGCAGTATAAACGACCTTGTTACAAATCCAGAAGATTTAACAAGTACAGGTGTTGGTAGTGCAAAAAGTACACAAAGTAATGCACAAGTTACAGGACAAATTAATACTTCAAGTAGATTAAAGAAAAACTGGAATACTCTTGCTGTTACAAACATTGATGCAGAAAATATTATTTCAGGTATTATATCACCAAGTAGACTAGGTGGTAGCGGTGTTCCAAACAGTGATAGTTTTTTAAGAGGTGACAGTGCATATGCTGTTGTTGTACAAAAACTTAAAAAAGCAAGCACAACCGACAATCCAATTACACTTACAGGTAGCAGCATAAGCCAAGAGTTTTATAGTACAGTAAGTATTGGTGTAGATAACGTTGACCTTGATCCAGGAGGAACATTTTCAACATTAGGTGTTTCTAAATTTTTACAATCACAGTTTGATGTAAATTCAAATGCAAGTGGTGAAGTGTTTATTAAAGACGGAATAGTAGATGCTGGTACACTTGATGGTTTAGATAGTGCATACTTTTTAAATCCTGCAAACTTAACAAGTCCAGTACCTGTAAACAGGGGTGGTACAAACATTACTACATATGCTAGAGGTGATTTGTTATATGCAGAAACAACTGGTACACTCAATCCATTAAACATAGGTAGAAACAATGCTATCCTAAAATCAAACGGCGGAACACCTGAATGGGGTACAGCACTTGATCTTGCAGAAGGATTAGACGTTGGTGCAGCGGCACTTACATCTGGCAGTACTGGTAGTGGTAGTGTTTACAATGAAAATGTAACAAGTTTAAGTATCGGCGGTGCAGCAACCAATATTGATATAGGTAGCACAAGCGGTACAAGAAACTTATTTCCATTCTTATCAGGTTACGATGCAAGTGCAAGCCAAAATGTTGTTGCTAATTTAGCAAGCATTACTGCAACTACAAATGATGCTACAGCAAATGGATTGAATGAAATACCATTAGATGATACATCAAGTGTTCTTACTGGTATGGTGGTAACTGGCAGTGCAAGTATTCCTGCAAACACAACTGTAAGTGGTGTTACTACTGAATACATTTATTTGAGCAATAATACAACTGGTACAATTTTAAGTGGACAATCATTAACATTTACATACACACCTAAAACACTTGGTGTTGAAGTAGGTGATACAATTAATATTGGTTCAAGTACAAAAACTAATTTAGACGGTACTTGGCCAGTGACTGGTGCTACAGCAAACGCTACATCATTCACATTCCAAACAGATGATAACGTTACTTCAAATCCAGTTGATGCTCCAGCAGGTCAGTTAACTATAAATGCAAATTTTGTTGTAAGAAATCCAAATATGTTTATTGGTAATGCACAAACATCTACAGCACCTGTAGATGGAATTATAGGCGGCACCAGTGCAGTAGGTATTGACACAGCTGGCGGTAATTTAACATTACAAGCAGGCTTAGGTACAGGTAATGCAACAGGCGGCGACTTTATTGTTAGAACTGGTGAATCATTAACTACAAGTGATATTCAACATATTGCAACAACACGTATGACTATTGATACTGCTGGTAAAGCAGCATTTACAGGCGAAGTTGAAGTAAACAATAATATAAGCACAACAGAAACAACTGTTGCATTATTAGATGATACAGCTACAACTATTAATATGGGTGGATCAGCCACAGCAATTGATATTGGTGCAGCAACAGGCACAACTACAATTAAGAATAACTTAGATGTAGATGGCGATGCAAATGTTGATGGTGGTGATATAACAACTAATCAAACTTCTATGAATGTTATAAACACCAACGCAACAACTGTAAATGCATTTGGCGCAGCCACAACAATTAATATGGGTACTGGCGGAGACGGTGGTGGTACTACTACTATTGGACACGATCTAGTAGTTAGCGGTGACCTTACAGTTAATGGTGATACAACAACTATTAATTCAACCGAGCTTACTGTTGATGACAAAACAATTACAGTAGCAAGTGGAGCAGCAGATGGTGCAGCAGCTAATGGTGCTGGCTTAGTAGTTGACGGTGCAAATGCAAGTCTACTTTGGGATAACACAAACACAAGTTGGGATAGTACAGAAGACTTCAATCTAGCTAGTGGAAAAGCATATTACATTAATGATGCTAGTGTTCTTAACAGTACAACACTAGGTGGCGCTGTTGTTAATTCAAGTTTAGAAACACTTGGAACAATTACAACAGGTGTATGGAATGGTACAATTATTAGTCCTACATATGGCGGCACAGGTGTAAACAATGGCACTAAAACTATAACATTAGGTGGAAACTTTACACATAGTGGAGCGCATACATTAACACTTACTACAACAAACAACACAAGTGTTACATTACCAACAAGCGGTACACTTGCAGTTACAGGCACAGGTTTGCAACAGTTTGCATCAACAACAAGTGCTCAACTAGCAGGTGTTATAAGTGACGAAACAGGCACTGGTAATTTAGTGTTTAATAATAATCCAAACTTCACAAACAGTGTAACTACTTCAAGTACAAGTTTTGCAGCGTTCAATACTAATGCAACTACAGTAAATGCATTTGGTGCAGCAACTGGATTGAGTCTAGGTGCTACAACAGGTACAACAACTGTTAATAATGCACTGGATGTTTTAGGTAATCTAAGCATTGGTGGATTAAGTGATCTTACTGTTAGTGGAGGTACTTTCAGTCTTGCAAATACAGGTGCAACTACTGTAAATGCATTTGGTGCAGCAACAACTATCAATATGGGTGCAAGCACTGGTACAATGAACTTGAACAATGCAAATGTTGTTGTTGCAGGTGATTTAGCAGTAAATGGTAACACATTTGACACAGACGAAACAGGTACATTTAACTTACTAAAAGACAATACAACTGCTATTGCTTTTGGACAGGCTGCAACTGCAATTGTAATTGGTGAAACAACAGGTACAAGTACATTTAGACATAATGTGGCAATTGATCAAGATCTTACAATTACAGGGAACTTGGTTATTGGTGCTATTGACGATGTGCCAATTGGACAAACTACACCAGCAGCTGGTGGATTTACAACATTAAGTGCAAACAACTTTGTAACATTTACAGATTCAACAAATGCAACAGGAACATTTGCAGGTGGTGCAGCAGCAGTAAAAATCACAGGTGGTTTACACGTTGCTAAAGATATAAAAGCAGATAACTTTATTGGTGATGCTAGTGCAAGTGATTTAACAAGTGGTACTATACCAGATGCTAGAGTTCCATCAAGTGCAATTACACAGCACCAAACAGATATTACTGCCACTGGTGCATTGAACGGAGGTTCTATAACATCAGGATTTGGTAATGTTGACATTGGTACAAGTACATTCAGTGGTAATGGTAGTGGACTTACAGATTTGTCTGCAACACAATTAACAACTGGAACAATACCAGATAGTAGAATACAGTCAAGCGGCGTTACACAACACCAAGGTGATATTACAGGAGTAGGACAACTTGCTTCGGGTAGTATTTCAAGTGGGTTTGGAAATATTGATATTGGAACAAACAGTATAACAGCTACTGGCGCAGCAAGTTTAGGTTCAACAAACTTTAACGATAATAACTTAACAAATGTTGGAAACATTGCATTAGATAGCTTGAGTGCAGATAATGGTACTTCTATTAGTGTAAATGCAAACGCAATTGTTACAGTGTTGAATACAAGTAGTGCTACAAGTACAACAACAGGTGCTTTGAGAATCAGTGGCGGTATTGGTGTAGCAGGAAACATTTACGGTGCTGCAATTTATACTTCAGATGGTAGCAATATACAGTCATTGAACGCAAGTTTCTTGTCAAGTGGTACAGTTCCAAACACAAGAATTGATGGAACATACAGTAACTTAACAGGTACTGGTGCTCTTGATGCTGGTGAGATTACTGCTAACTTTGGTAATATTAACATTGGTACAAGTACATTTACTGGTAACGGTAGTGGACTAACTAGTGTTGATGCTGACACAGTAGACGGAATAAACAGCACAAGTTTCTTACGTAGTGATGCAGATGATACAGCTACTGGTTTGATAACTGTAAGCAGAAGCGGAGAAATGCTGAAACTTGCTGATTCAAGTTCAACAGGTAGTCCATACATTGGTTTATGGCAAGCAAGTACACGTAGAGCTTATATTCAATATACAGATACTGGAGATGTTTTACAGTTAGCTAACGAAGGCGGATCAACTAGACTTGATATAGATGGCGGAGTAGGTGGACTTAAATTTATCGAAGGATCAAATACATACACAGTTTGGCACAGTGGTAATGATGGCGCTGGTAGTGGACTGAATGCAGATACAGTAGACGGTATAAGTTCAGGTAGTTTCTTACGCAGCGATACTAACGATAGTTTCTCAGGAACAATTAGTGGTACAGGAGATATTAACATATCAGGTAACATTACTGCTGCTACATACTCAGGTGATGGTAGTGGACTAACAGGTGTTACTGCTACAAACGCAAGCACACTAGACAACTTAGATAGCACACAGTTCTTACGTAGTGATCAAAGTGATACAATGGATGCAGGTGATAACACAAAATTAACTATATTGTGTAATGATGCCGGCAATGCAGAGTTAGAACTAAGAGGCGAAGGCCAAGGTACTGGTAGACTATTTGTAGGACAAAGTAGTGCATACGGTGGTGGTATTGAATACAATGGTGACAACACACCAGCTACTTCAGGTGCAGGTTCTGATAAAATTACACTATATCGTAGAGACAATGGTACAGATGCGTGGACTGCTTATAATAACTACAATGACAACAACTGGGAGTTTAGAGGAGAGGTAACAGCATATTCTTCGGATGCTAGACTGAAAGATGTATCAGGTAATATTGAAGGCGCTGTGGAAAAAGTTAAAGCTCTAAACGGTGTAATTTATACTTGGAATGATACTGCATTTGAAAAAGGTTTGAAAACTTATGCTGATAGTAATTCTCCAGAAGCAGGTTTGCTTGCCCAAGAAGTGCAAAAAGTATTACCAGAAGTAGTTGCACCTGCTCCGTTTGATAATGAGTATTTGACAATCAAATACGAGCGTGTTGTACCTTTACTTGTTGAAGCAATTAAAGAACAACAAAGTCAGATTGATGAGCTCAAAGAAATGGTAGCAAAATTGCTTGATAAATAATATTAAGGTAGTCAGTTTTATCTGGCTACTTTATTGACAAAAATTAAATATAATGTTATTATAGCAAGATAACAAAATAGGAAACAAGTATGGCACTACCAAATACGGGAAGCACAATTACAATGAGCCAGATATCCAACTACTTTAGTGGACCATCTAGCAACATTAGTTTAGGTGCTGATTTAGGACCATACATAGGTATATCAAATGGCTCAACAATTTCTATGAGTAGTTCATTTGGTGGATACTATTTTCCTTAACACACAGGAGAAGTTATGAAAACATTATATGAAGTAATGAATGTCGATTTAGCTGACGAATATACAAAAGCTAGAAAAATTGCCAAAGGTGCAACACTTAATATGGATAAAGCACTAGCGGACAAAGTTTCAGCAGCTATTGCTGAACTTGATATTCCTGAAGACGATGAGAGACATCATTGGATTCAAAAACTTGGTAGATCAGCTGGCGTTGATTTATTGACGTTGGGAAAAGTACAGCCAGAAAATATGTTAGCAATGGCAGGTTTAGGCGATGATTTTCAAGAAGCTGTCAAAGTTGCTACAAGTACAGCAAGAAAACTAAATCAAAAAACAATTGACGCTGAAAAAGACTTGAACGAAGAATTGATACCAACAAACACATTATGAAACTAAGTATCTGTGTGCCTTGTAGAGATCAAGTGCATACATTGTTTACAAGAAGTTTAGTTAATTTAACTAACAGACTGACACGCAAGGAAATAGATTTTGAATTACATCTATTTGCTGGTAGTGTTATTTGTGAATCAAGAACACGTTTAGTTGAAGAAGCATTATCTGTAAACAGTGATAAAATATTATTCTTAGACAGCGATATACAATTTCCTTCAAATATGATAGATAAACTGTATTCGCATAACAAAGATATTTGTGCTGCAACTTACAGCACAAGATACGAACCAATGCAATCTGTTGCTTTTGTAGATCCAGACAATCCAGAGAAAAGATTAAAAGAAAATGGACTACACAAAATTTGGGCAGTAGGAATGGGTTGTATGCTTATAGATATAGATGTTTTCCATACATTACCTAAGCCTTGGTTTGTACACGAATATAATAAAATAGACGACACGTTCAGTGGAGAGGATATATACTTTTGCAATCAAGCAATGCATCACGGCATTGATGTTTGGGTAGACACTGAAATAAAACTAGGGCATTTAGGAACAAAGGCTTATACACTATGAGAGCAATTGATAGATTTGAAAAGTTTTCTAAGCCGTTACACAACGGACAAGATCAATTAAAAAACTTAATATTTGATAGATATCCTGTTTTGAAAATTGATGACTATTGTAATTTAGATAAAGTGTACGAGCAAAACTTTGATAGTGATTATGTTTGGCTTGTGGATAAAAATATAAGAGTGTATGATAGTTTTCCTTGGTGGTTCAAACCACGTGCAATTGACGAAGTACAAATACACGAATTTCCATACGTATATAAAGAAAGTAGAAAAGTAAAAAGTTGGGACAAAGTCAGATTAGTACCAACAAAAAAAGTTGATACAGAGCCAAGACAGCATATACATATTTGCGGTGAATATGATGTTTATAAAGGCAACGATAAGTTTGATGCATTTTATATAGGAAGCAATCAAGAGGATATTGACAAACTATCACAAAAAGTTCCACATTTACAAACTGTAGAAAACTGGTATGAAGCACAGGCTAAATCATACACAGGTATGTTTTGGGTAGTTTGGGAAGACATTGATGTTAGAGATACATTTAAATTTAGTTATAAACCAGATGAGTGGAGTCACGACAATGTACACGTTTTTGGTAACGGAGATATAGATACATTAGATGGAGTTGCTTTGTTTCCTAAAAACTATCAAATTACAGACAAAGAACTTGAACACAGATTTTATATTAATAAAAAAGAAGTAAGGATAATGGCAAGTACGCCTAAGCCTTATAACAAGTTTCCTATTAATAGTTACAAAGAATATGAATACGCATTACAAAAATCAGAAACTGATTTGTTCTGGGGTGTTCCAGATGATATAGAAATTACAGATGATAATGTTTTTAATTTTTATATTGATCATCATAATCAAGCTCTAAAAAATAAAAATCACGTTTGGCTTAATAATAACAAATATAATGGACTTGTTTTATTCAGTAAAAATAGTATTGTTTCAAACAAAGAAATAGAATATAGATTTATTGCTGATAGAATAGAACACGACAGCGTTGTAAGTAAACCTAAACCATTCAATGTTTTTAGTATTAATAATTATAAAGATTATTTAGATGCATTAGATAGAACCGAAACGCAAATGTTTTTGGGTGTACCAAGTGATGTTATAGTAAATGACTTTGATATTAATGCATATTTTTACGATGCAGATGAATTAGATACTGGTACAACACATTTGTTTTTGAATGGAGAAAATTTTGACGGCGTGGTTTTATTCAGTAAAGGCAATCCTGTAACTGAGAAAGAAGTTGAACATAGATTTTATACAAACAAAAAAGAACACAATATAGTTGTAAGTAATCCACGTGCATATGAAAAGTTTGTAATCAACAATTACAATGATTATCTCAGTGCATTAAAAGAAACAAAATCAGATATGTTTTGGGGAATACCATCTGATGTAGATGTGTGTGAAGATTTTAATTTTGATTTATATTTTAGTCATCATAATAAATTTGACAGGGAAATAAATCACGTATTCTTAAACAACGAATTTTATGATGGTGTGGTTTTGTTTAGTAAAAAATCACTTGCTACAGAAAAAGAAGTTGAAGCACGTTTTTATGTTAACAAAAAAGAATGGAAGACAGTAGCAAGTAATCCAAAAAAATATGAAAAGTTTACAATTTCAAATTATGACGATTACCTACGTGCAAGAGAACAATCTAAAACAGAAATGTTCTATATGATTTATGATGATATTGTAGTAGTAGATGATTTTAAATTTGACTTATACATAACACATCATAACCAATACGAAAGAAAAATCAATCACGTTTGGAAAAATGGAAATTTTTATGATGGCATTGCACTAACAACAAAAAGTATATTACTTACAAAACACGAAATTGATTATAGATTTTTAGCTATCAAGAAAGAATACGAACAAGTTGCTAGTGTTGCAGATGGTTTTGATATCGTGTTTATTAGCAACGGTGAAGCAAACGCAGAACAAAATTATCAAACATTACTCAAAGCATATCCTAATGCAAAACGTGTAGATAAAGTAAAAGGTATTCACCAAGCTCATATTGCTGCTGCAAAATTAGTTAATACAAAAATGTTTTGGGTTGTAGACGGTGATGCAGAAATATTAGAAGATTTTGAATTTGATCATCAAATTGCACACTACGATATAGACGGTTACAAAACTGTTTTTGTTTGGAGAAGTTTGAATCCTGTAAATGATTTAATATATGGATACGGTGGTGTCAAACTATTACCTACACAGCTTACAATTAATATGGATGTTGAAACTGCTGATATGACAACAAGTATTAGTAAAAACTTCAAAGGTATAAACAGGATGAGTAACGTTACTGCATTTAATACAGATGCGTTTAGTGCGTGGCGTAGTGGATTTAGAGAGTGTGCAAAACTTGCAAGTAAAGCTATAGACAGACAAGTTGAAGATGAAACTACTTTTAGATTGAAAGCTTGGTGTTCAAGAGGATTGGATAAACCCTTTGGTGCAGAAACAATTGCTGGAGCATATGAAGGAGCAAAATACGGTTTAGCTTTCAAAAATAATAAAGATGCTTTAAGAAAAATAAATGATTTTAAATGGCTTAATGATAAATTTAAAAATACATTTGATCCTGATATTACTGAATATAACATAGACTTTTTAGATGAATCAGAAGAAGATTTATTGATAAAATTCAATCCTGTTGCTAAATCGATATTTACACAAATAGAAAAGAAACTTGGAAGTAATTACAGATACTCCGCTGGTAGTGTTAAAATGATTATAGACAATGTAGGAGAAATATATTTTGATTCCAAAGGTGTCAAAATTAGTAAAGCATATGCAGATGCAGAAATAATTGTTGATTTAAAGAACGCACTCAAAGCCCTTGCAGGTGAAGTTGATACGTTAGAACTTTACAAAGCAGGAGACTTAATAATTGAAGGCGATGTAGAGTTAGCTCAAGACTTTTTTGCTGATTTGAGAAAGAAAATTGAAGCTGGGGTACAAACAGGTATTTCGTTATATATTATTGAACTTAATGAATTCCTTAATGAAACAGCACATTTGAATCTGTCATTAGAAATAGAAGATGTTGGAAATATATCTATTAATGGCACTGGTATAAAAGAATCAGCAGAGACATTAGAAACTAATATTAAACTAGTAGAAGATGATTGGAAACAATTACTAGCTGGTGAATTAACAATTATAGAACTTATTCAAGAACAAATGGCTACCTATACTGGAGATATTTTACAAGTTATTGAACTTAATCAATTATTTCATTATCGAGAAACACATCAATAAGTTTAATTGTAGTTTCTAATTTTGTTGCATTTGTTTTTTTACGCAAAGTATTAGCAAGTCCATTGTGCAATGGCTTTGGCCATTTACCAAAACTTACCCAAGCATAGCCATCGTGTTCTCCGTTTAGTGCAGGCACAAATTCATTACTTACTACACAAAGGTAAGTGTGAAAGTAAAAATGTTGATCGTTTGATATAAAACTTTCTAAAGGCACAATTTTTTTAATATTTTGTACTTCGCCTATTTCTTCTTTTATTTCTCGTTGCAAAGCTTCCCAAGGAGATTCAGTGCTTTCGTTGGTACCCCCAACAAGTCCCCATTGGTTTTTTGTTTTACCTTGTGTTCTATGTAATAATAAAAAACGTTTAGTGCTTAAAGAATAGAATAATGCACCACTACAAATAATTTGGTTCATATAGTAATTATCTTAGATAATTAAATCCCAGGCGCCACTTGGATATAATCCGTCAACAGCAAATTGCCAATAGAATCCGTTATAATAAAATTGTTGACTAGTATTGAGATTTGTAATATAAACACTATCAGTGGCTTCGCTTGCATCAAATATTATATTCCATTGTGATCCATCCCACTCTACAATGTCGTGTGTATCAGCAATGAAATCTCTGCCTCCTGTGCTTTTCCACGCATCAGCACCATCTTCATTTATATACAATACATAACGTAATTCTTCACCTGGATTAGGAGCATCTGCTAATCTTATTACAAGCGATCCGTCAATTGTTTCTTGTGTAGCTGCATCAGTCACTCTAACGTTTTCAACAAATACATCAAAGTCATAAACTACATCTGCATCAACTTCTGTTTCTATTCTTGTTGTGCTACCTACAATGGTTTGTATTCTTTCTATAGCACCACCAATTGGTTGTAACATTAGTAAACGTATTCCTGGTGCTTTTACTATATTAGGATTGAAATCTCTTGGATTAATAATATAATCTATGGTTCCTCTATTTTGGTATCCATTTATTATTGTATCATTAGGCACTGTATCAATATCAAATGTTAATGCTATTTCTTGCGTATTATTGCCGTTAATTGCAAATGTTGCAACTATAGGAGTAAGTAGTTCTCCTCTCTTCAAACGTATTTGACTTATACCTGGTTGATACTTAGCCGGCGCTTCTGCTTCTATAACATTGAACCAGTTTATATCTCCTATACGTGCAGCATTTCTACCTAGTCTTGCAATATTGCCTTCTACAATAATATCAAAATTTCTATAACTTGCTGTGTTAACTTGTGAAAGATTAACGTTTCCGTCCGGCGAAGTTTTAATAACTGTTGCACGAGTATCTTCCGGTTTGATTGGTGGATAAGTTATTTGCCCATTTTCATCAACTACTGCTGCTGGAGGTGAAGCAGGATCTTTTGTTATAACAGAACCGTCAGGCATTACAACTGTACCTGTTGCTGCTTTTGTAGTGTCACTTGTATCTGGATTGAAGCCTTCTAGTTCAATTGTTCCAGAATCAAAGTTCAACACACTGTTGATAATTTCTGTAATAACACCAAGTTTTTTGACTTTTGTTGGCGGTGAAATATATATAGGAGCAATAAAACTCAATGTTGCTACATCAATTTCTGATTCAGTTCCTGTAGGAATACTTCTGCTGCTAAAATTAATATTTTCAAGTTGTAACACAGTTAAACTTGTCCAGTCAACATAATTATCGTTTGTTTGAAATTCTAAATCTGGATTGAACATCATAAAAATTTGTTCTAGTATTTGTAATTTTTGCTCTGTATTTGTACTCCAAATATCTACATTTACACTCAACGTGTATGGAGTTGGATGTAGTCTTTCTACAGTATATCCTGTGCCTTGTGTATTTTTGTATTCGTTAGCACTCTCGTCAAATTCTCTTTCTTTAACATTTATTTTACTTACAAAACTACTGTCACTTAGTCTTGCTCTATCCATTTGCATACTGGTCACATATACACTCATACGTGGAGCACTAGGCATTTTGTTTTCACTGTTTTCTTTGATTATGTTTGCAACTTGTCGTGTTAAATCGCCATACATTACTGGTACTTGGCGTAAATCTCCGTCACCATCTTTGTAACTAAAATTACTGAAAGCTCTAATAATTTGTGTTAGATATCTACGTATCTGCCCATCGTAAAAATATTGCATCAGTTATCTGCCTTTGGTCTCAACGCTTTGCTTAATGATTGTCTTTCAACTACTTCTTCGCCAGCAATGTTATTTACAGTAGTGTTGTTTACAAATGTTCCTTTTAGAGTATTACGCTGTAAATTAGGTGTCAGTGTAGTACGTACTTTATCTTCTACTTTACGCCAGCTGTTACCGTCATATCTAAATAAACGGTTAGGAACAAAATCTGTTCTCAAAAAATAATCACCTAGAGCTGAATCTGCTGGAAAGCCTGGACCACTGCCTAGTGGAGCACCATTTGGTGGCAATCCGTCACCTACTAAGTATCCGGGATATCCTGACCTTGGCGGCATTTCCATAATTTGTGAAACGTCTACTTCTTGATCTACTAGATATGTTTCATCAACTGTAACTAAATTTACTTCGCCATTTTCTAATACACTTATAGTATAAAAATGGCTTGTATCATATCCTGATGCTGGAGTGTTCTCTTCTGCTTGTGCAATAACAGCATTGTTGATTTGCATTTCTTTTTCATATGTTGACATCAATTCACGCAGCGTAGTGTTTGGATTTTCTTCATCGCCTGCTGGTAAATCTAATATGTCTTTATATTCTTGACTATCATAAATTTGTTTAAGTTTTAATCTATACAAATGTGGATACCAAGTTTGTGAAAAACCTTCTGCTGCACGGTTTACATCTTCAACTACATAAAAACGTTTTAGTGCAACACTAATATCGTTTAATGCATATTCATCATTTAGATGTGGAAGTTCAATTACATCTCCTGAAATAATTTTTCTTCCTAATGTTTTTACGCTGTTATTAAGATGAATAGTCATAAACAAAGTATCATTACTTAGGAATAAACCAAACTGACTTAGATCAAAATCCTGATCCTGTACGTTATAATGTCCACGTAGTGTGTAAATATCCTCATCATATTTTCTATCTCTATTTTCTAAAAACAAAAGATCTTGTATGTTTGTAACATCTTGTTCAGCATATTGCGGCTGTTCTTTTGTGATACCTTCACCTGTTGGATTTTTTGTACCAATATATTTGTGTATAAAAAGATCAGTACCACCTACAGTAAATTGTTCATAGATAATTTTGTCTAAAAAATCATAATCGTGGCTTTTTTCTGGTCTGTATAAACTTAAACGTGGCATAGTTATATTTATGCATAAATACTGTACGGAGAACTTCAATGGCAGATAGCAATTTAGTAACACAAAAACAACAAGTATTTGATTATGTCAACGCAATGTTAGGCGGAGGTATGATTGATGTTGAGCTAGATCCGATGCATTACGAAACTGCATTAACAAAAGCGTTTACAAAATACAGACAACGTAGTGAAAACGCAGTTGAAGAAAGCTACATTACTATTAAATTAGAAGAAAATGTAAACACTTATACTTTACCACAAGAAGTTATTGAGGTAAGAAAAATATTTAGACGTAGTATAGGTAGTAGATTAGGCGGTAGTGCAGATGGAGGCAGTTTATTTGAACCATTTAACCTAGCATACACAAACACATATTTGTTAGCAGGTTCAGGTATTGGCGGACTTGCAACTTATGATTTCTTTGCACAGCAGCAAGAATTGGTAGGACGTATGTTTGGTAGTTTTATAGAGTTCAAATGGAATCCTGCAAGTAGTGTGCTAACAATTTTACAACGACCAAGAGCTGGTGAAGAAGTTATGCTTTTTGCATATAATTATCGTCCTGATATGCAATTACTGAAAGACTATAAAGCCATACAATGGCTCAAAGATTACACACTAGCAAGTTGCAAATATATGTTAGGCGAAGCACGTAGTAAATTTTCAACTATTGCTGGACCAGGTGGTGGTACAACTCTTAACGGAGATACACTAAAAGCAGAAGCACAAGCCGAAATGGAAAAACTTGAAATGGATCTTGCAATGGCTGTTGCAGGTGGCACAGGTTATGGCTTTCTAATTGGCTAACATAAAAAAAGTTGTTGCAGGTGGATGTAGTTTTACAGCTGGAGCAGAATTAGCAGATCAAGTTAAACTTAACAAATCAATTGGATGTATAAGATATACAACTGAATCTGCTTGGGTAAATTGGGTACAGAAAAAATTATATCCAGATGCAACTGTAGATAACGTAGCAATGCCAGGAAGTGATTATGGTAGCTGTGTCCGCAGAGTAATATATCATATAGATCATTTGTTACAATCATATGATCCGCAAAACATAGTAGTTTTGGTTATGTGGACAAGTTTTTTACGTAGAGAATATCCTCGTATTTTACAAAAAGATTCAATTCCATTTTATACTGATGACGAGGATAAATTTTGGTGTTCGTTGCCATCAGATGCAGAAGGTTATCTTAACTGGAAATCTGAAACAGTAAAACAACGTAAAGATGTAATAAATGACGAACATCTCAAAAGAACAGTGCTAGATTTTTATAGGAAACGTGCTGATAATACAAACATAATATATTATCCTTTACAACAAATAGAATACTTGATAAGTTATTTAAATTTACAAGGTGTAAAATTTTACTTTACAAGTGCTTTTGACGATTTCAACAGGTATGTAAATTACGAAAGAGAATCTAATATTTTTATAGATAGTATGGTAAAACGTTTGAATCTACATAAAATAATACACACAGAAGATAATTTAGGCTTTAATGATTGGTCAATAAAAAATGGATATAAATGTGGTCCACAATCTCATCCACTCGAAGCAGCACATAAATTTTGGGCAGATAAGTTTTGTAACTTTATAAATTAAAGTTCGTTGTCGTGTACGTACAATTGAATCAAAGCATAATGTAAAATTTTCATTAAGTCTTTTCTAGCATCATCTTGTGTGCCTTTTTTGCCATACCTATTTGCATACTTGTCAACATTGCCCATACAAAATCCTGTGCCGTGTCCTCTATCAATTATAACCTCAGTTGACTGAAACTTATTTGTAGAATAATGTCCGTCATACGTTTTATCAATGTACTTCGAAAATTCTTCAATATATTTGTTTTCGTCAAATTTATAGTTAATAGCCATATGCATTCCTTTTTATTTTATAATAGAGTAATTTTACAAAAAAGTCAATAGAAAAATGCGTGTATTACTTGTTTAAAACCATCAAATTTCACCAAATCAGCTAAATAATAGTAATAAAGAATTGACCCATAGGAGAATTAAAATGGCTTTAACATCACCAGGTGTACAGGTTAGCGTAATAGACGAGAGTTTCTACACTCCAGCTGAACCAGGTACAACACCTATCATCTTTGTAGCAACTGCTCAAGACAAACTAAACGGAGCAGGAACAGGTATTGCTCCAGGCACAACAGCAGCCAACGCTGGAAAAGTATTTTTGATGACATCTCAAAGAGATTTAGTAGAAACATTTGGAGATCCAGCTTTCTACACAGATTCAAATAATAATCCAATACACGGTGGAGAGCAAAATGAATACGGCTTACAAGCTGCATATTCATATCTAGGTGTAAGCAACAGAGCTTATATTGTTAGAGCTGGTGTAGACTTAGCAAACATATCAGCAAGTGCAACACCAACTACTGCAAATCCAGTAGACGGTACTTGGTGGTTTGATACACAAACATCATTGTTTGGTATCCAAGAATGGAACTCAGCAGCAGTAACAACAACAGGTGGACAAACTTTTGCAAATAAAACACCTATAGTAATTACAGACAAAACACAACTTGTAGGCGAATCAGCAACAGGTGCACCAAAAGGGTCAGTTGGTGTAGTTGGTGATTATGCTGTGAGAGCTACAACCACAACATTGAAAACATATTACAAAAACAAAATCGGAGCGTGGGTAGAAGTAGGCAGCGCTCTTTGGAAGAAGAGTTGGCCATCAGTAACAAGTACAGCCGGTGGAACAACTGGCACAGGTGAAACATTCACAGTAAATGGTACCACTGTTACTACGTCAGGCACATCACTATCAACAATGGCGTCAGACATAACTGGTGCAAATGTTGCAGGTGTAAGTGCTAGTGTTATTGATAATAAACTAGAAATTTATAACGATGGTTCAGGTCAAGATACTGTTGTACTTGCAGACGGCACAGGCACACCTTTAGCTGATGTTGGTATTGCAGCAGGTACATATCATAACACTGCACTACAAATTGCACCACATACAAGTGTTCCAGAATACAAGTCAGGCGATACAAGCCCAAGACCATCAGGTAGCTTGTGGATTAAAACTACAGAACCAAATCTAGGTGCAAGCTGGAAAATACGTAGATGGAACGGCTCAACTGAAACTTGGGACTTATCATCTTCACCAATTTATACAGACAATGCAACTGCAATTCAAAAACTAGATAATGCAGGCGGTGGCGCTAACTTAGCAACTAACGCAGTTTATATCAAGTATAACGCTGCAAACGATACACCAGAACTAGCATCTTACTATGTGTATTACAGAGCTAGTGCAGGTGCAACAAGTGTAATTTCTAATAAAGTTACAGCAACTACATTCAGCGCAGGTGCATTAACATTTACAGTAAGCGAGTCATTAAAAGGCAACGCAACAATGACAACACCTGTAACAGCATCATTTACAGCAACAGGTGCAGTAACAGACGCTGATTTAATGGCAGAAGCAGTTAACAATTTAGGACTAGTAAACGTTTCAGCAACTGTAGATAGTCAAAACAGAGTTACTATTTCACACAGACTAGGTGGAGAAGTAAACTTAGTTGACACAGACAATGCATTGACAGCAGCAGGTTTTGTACCAGGCACAACTGCTAACTTATATTGGCAGCCAGGAGAAGACGGCAGCAACCCAGAAAAACTAACTGCATCATTATGGAAAGGCTTGATGTACACAGCAAGTGCTAATGCACCTACTGCATTAGCAGCAGACGGAGCATTATGGTACAGTAGTGTAATTGACGAAATTGATATTATGATTCACGATGGTACTAAGTGGGCTGGTTATCTAAATGCTGATTCACCAGTTTATAATGCAACTCCATCACTAGCACCAAGTGCAGCAGGACCGATTGTAAGTGCATCAGAACCAGATAATTCAAGTCGTCCAGATGGTAACAACCTAGTAACTGGTGATATTTGGATTAGCACAGCTGATTTAGAAAACTTTCCAAAAATTTATGTGTACAATGCTGCATTGACAGGTAACAAGTGGGTGTTGTTAGATAACACAGATCAAACAACTGAAAACGGTGTACTATTTGCAGATGCACGTTGGAGTACAAACGGCGGTACTGCTGCTTCACATCCAGAAGGCGACATTGCAGATCTTATCGCAAGTAACTTTGTAGATACAGATTGCCCAGATCCAGCACTATATCCAAAAGGTATGTTGTTATGGAACACACGTAAGAGCGGATTCAATGTTAAGAAATTCGTACGTAATTACGTAGATCTAGGCGGTGTAAATGTACGTATGGGTGAAGCAAGTATGGCAGATTACTATCCACATCGTTGGGTAACAGAATCAGCTAACAATGCAGACGGCTCAGGTGCATTTGGTAGAATTGCACAACGTAAAGTAGTTGTACAAGCACTACAATCAATGATTAACAGTAACGACGATATCAGAGATGATGAGTCACGTATCTTTAACTTGATTGCAACACCAGGTTATCCAGAACTAATTGGTGAAATGATTAGCTTGAATGCAGATAGAGGACTTACAGCATTTGTAGTAGGTGACTCACCAATGCGTTTGACACCAGATGCAACATCATTGAATAACTGGGCAACTAACCAAGCACTAGCACCAGAAGATAACGATGATGGACTAGTAACACGTGATGAATACTTAGGTGTTTACTATCCAAGCGGTTTCACAAGTGACAATGCAGGCAACAATGTAGTTGTTCCTCCAAGTCATATGGTACTACGTACAATGGCTCTAAACGATCAAGTTGCATTTCCTTGGTTTGCACCAGCAGGTACTAGACGTGGTGGCGTAAACAATGCAACAGCAACAGGTTTTATAAACGGCGAAGGCGAGTTTGTAAGTGTTGCATTGAACGAAGGTCAAAGAGATACACTGTATCAAAACAATGTAAACCCAATTACATTCCTAACAGGAGCAGGGCTGGTTGTATTTGGACAGAAAACTCGTGCAAGAGCTGCAAGTGCTTTGGATAGAGTAAACGTTGCAAGACTTACTGTTTACTTACGTAGTCAGCTTAATCAACTTGCAAAACCATACTTGTTTGAACCAAATGATAAAATCACACGTGATGAAATCAAACAGCAAGTTGAAAGTTTAATGATTGAACTAGTTGGACTTAGAGCACTTTATGACTTCTTAGTAGTATGTGATGAAACAAACAACACACCTGCTAGAATTGATAGAAATGAGCTATATGTAGATATTGCTGTAGAACCAGTTAAAGCAGTAGAATTTATTTACATTCCGCTACGTTTGAAAAACACAGGAGAAATAGCAGGCTTATAATCATTAAGTAGGGTGTTATTGATTTAACATCCTACAATGATAAATACTTGTAGATAGGAGTTTATATATGGCAATCTCAACACTCACAAATATTACAGTGCCTTTGGCAAATGATACAAGCGCAACCAATCAAGGTTTGCTTATGCCAAAGCTACAATATCGTTTTAGAATTACACTAGAAAATTTTGGTGTATCAAACGAAACACAAGAACTTACAAAACAAGTAATCGATGCAAGTCGTCCAACTATTAGTTTTGAAAATCAAGAACTACACGTTTACAACAGTAAAGTAAATATTGCTGGTAAGCATAGTTGGAACGAAATCACAGTTAACTTGCGTGACGATGTAAACGGTAATGTTTCTAAACTAGTTGGCGAACAACTACAGAAGCAATTCGATTTCTTCGAACAAGCAAGTGCTGCATCAGGTATTGATTACAAATTTACACAGCGTTTAGAAATACTAGATGGTGGTAACGGTGTAAATGCTCCAAATGTTTTAGAAACTTGGGAAATTTACGGCGCATATCTAACATCAGTAGATTATGGTTCAGTTGCTTATGCAAGCAGCGATCCAGTAACTGTTGCACTTACAATTATGTACGACAACGCAATTCAAACACCAGTTGGAACAGGCGTTGGATCAACAGTAGCAAGAAATGTCAGCAGCCTTTCAACAGGTGGCGGCAGCTAATAATTAAAAAAGAGATTGCACGAAAAGGAGTCTTTATGGCTCCTTTTTTTATTATATACGTGTATTAACAAAGTGATAAATACGTTATGAGTAAGTTTAACGGATTCTTTGATAATTTTACAAGTGCCTTAGGAAACCCTAAAGGTAATATGGGCGATTATGCACACGCCAGTGCATTGTATGTACGCAATAATTTACGTTTAGCACCAAACTTTAAATTCCTCTATCACGTTGTATTTGATATTAATCAAGTTGCATTAGCAAGTTTAGGAAATGCAGCAGGACAATTGTTAAACAAAAAAGAATTTAATTTGCTTGTGCAAACAACAGATTTACCCAGTTATACTTTAAACACAGATACAAAAAATCAGTACAATAGAAAAAAAGTTATACAAACAGGATTGAGATACGATCCTGTTACTATGATATTCCACGATGACAATGCAGGCTTAACAACATTGTTATGGGAATGTTACTTCAGATATTACTATCAAGATCCAAACTATGCAAGAAAAAATGCAATAGGACAGCCTGATACTACTGTGCCTTTGCAATACATTAACAATCCTGATAATATATACGGCAGCGATATAAGAAATAATTATAGATACGGATTAGATAAAACAAGACCTACTGCTCCTTTTTTCAATAGTATTACAATTAATCAATTACACGGTAATAGTGGCGAAAGCACGTTTACTAGTTACACAATAATTAATCCATTGATAACAAGTTTAAGACACGATACACTTGAACAAAATTCTTCTAACTTTACAAAAAATGAAATGCAACTTGAATACGAATCTGTAATGTATGGCAGAGGATTAACAACAGAAGACAATCCAGCTGGCTTTGCAGATCCATCACATTATGATGTTACACCAAGTCCTTTATCAATTGAAGGAGGCGGTACAAATAATTTATTTGGTGATGGCGGTATATTAAGTGGTATTACATCTGTTTTTAAGGATATAGAAAATAACAATATAAATGTTGGCACAGTTTTAACAGGTATAAACAGTATTAGAAACATTGATAATCTTTCTAACAACAGTTTGCAAGCAGAAAAAGATGCAATACTAGATGGAGTTCTTGCACAGTTTTCTCTTGCAGCAATTAATGGTTTAACAAACTATGTATTTCCATCAGCACAAACAGCATCAACAGCTTCTTCACAACAAATATCAGATACAAACACAAACATATTCAACTTGTCACGTAATGATGCACTAGATTTTTTAAATAACAATCAGCAAGCAAAAGACGATTTTGCATTTAGAAATTTGTATTTTAATCAACAGCAAGCTGGTAACTTGAATGATAGAAAAGCAGCGTGGAATAATTTGAGTAGAGCACAAAAAGATGCATTTGGACAAGTTGCAATAGATAATTTTGATAACATAAGGAATGCACAATGAGTTATAACAAAACAGACATAAGTGGTGTATCAAACAATACTGATAGTGCAGGCGAAGTAAAAGAATTTTTTAACAAGTATTTTACAAAACAAATAAGTTATACATCAAACCAAGTTGATAGCGTTGTTGGTTTTTTTGAAAAAAGAGGTTTTGAAAAACAAAGTGCTATTGCTGTTTCAACAGTTATTTTACAACAGGCTGCATTAGAAAAAACACCTGTGTATACTATTCTTGATACACTAAAAGGTTTGACAGAAGTTCAAATTAGCAAACTTGTAACAACAATAATCAATGTTAATAGAAGTAAATCAAGTGCATTAGGTTATCAAATATTACCACTAGTGCAAAGTAGAGAAGCTAGAAATATTGTATTGTAATGGCACGTTTTGCACAAGGAAAGTATGCCCTTAAAAATCCTGACAAATACATAGGGGGTAGAACACCTACTTATAGAAGCAGTTGGGAATATGCTTTTATGCGTATGTGTGACACAAATCAAAGCATTTCAAAATGGGCAAGCGAAGCAGTAAAAATACCTTATAGAAATCCATTAAGTGGAAAATATACAATTTATGTTCCTGACTTTTTTATAGTATATGTGGATAGAACAGGCAAACAAAAAGTAGAACTAATAGAAGTTAAGCCAGCAAATCAAACCACACTGGAAAGAGCAGGGCGTAGTAGAACTAATCAATTACATTATGCAGTCAATCAAGCAAAATGGTCAGCAGCAAGAGCATATTGTAAACAAAAAGGTATGATGTTTAGAGTTGTTAATGAAGGAGATATATTTCATCAAGGCAAACGTAGATGATAATATATTGTGCAGCTGATCCTGTATACTTTGATCTTTATTTTGATTTATGGAATAAGCAATTAAATAAATTTTACAATAATGACAAAGTAATTGCATTATATAAACCAAGCAAAAGCGCATTACAAAAATGTAAAGACTGTAAAGTAGAAAGTGTAGATGTTACACATTTGCTTCCATCTAATCCAAAACGTGAACATTTCTATTTAATGCGTTGGCTGAGTTTACCCTATTATAAAAAAGCAAATATACTTTGTACACAAATAAATTGTTTAGCAGTTAAGAAACAAAACTTTCCTAAAATTACTGTAGAACAATGGCGTATACAAAGACAAAAAAGAGGATACTTAGGAGGAGTGTCAGCAAGTATATTCACATCTAATGCTGCACAAAAAGTTGTTGAAAAAGCAAAAACAATGTTGACCAATCCGCCTACAACAGATCACCCAATGAATATTTGGCAAATAGAAAATCTAACACAATATCAACACAAAAGTGAACAGCAACTTAAAACAGAAAACAAACAAGAATTGAAAGATTATACACATTGGATTACTGCTAGAACTAGCACAGTGTGGACAGCACAACAAAAAATAAATGCACTGCTGAATAATATTTGACTAAATAATAGTAGCATATAATGGAAAAATGTTATGACTAAAAAACTAGAAGATTTATTGAATATCGCACCAGACGACATCAAAGAAGAAAATACTGAAAAAGCAAAAAATGCTATTGTAGAACAAGAAGATACATTTAGAGATATTGCAGACTTTGATAAAATAGCAAGTGCATTACCTGCTGTAAAAGGTTTAGGCGATATGGCTGATAACGAATTAAATGAAGTAGCCAATAAAGCAATGACTGCATATGATGATTTAATGGATTTAGGAATGAATGTTGAAAGTCGTTACAGTGGGCGTGTATTTGAAGTTGCTGGCACTATGCTTAAAACATCATTAGATGCAAAAGTTGCAAAACTTGATAAAAAACTTAAAATGGTTGAACTACAACTTAAAAAAGAAAAAATGGATAAGGACGGTGGTGTAGCTCCTGATGGTATTGTTAACGGCGAAGGTTATGTTGTTACTGATAGAAATAGTCTACTTGAACGCCTAAAAGGTTTAGATAAAGATAAATAGTATATAATAGGAATACAATTATGAAAAGTTTTACAGAATACTTAGCTGAATCAAAGAAAGTATATTCTTTTAAAGTAGGCGTAGCAGGTGAATTACCTGAAAATTTTGAAGATCATATGGAACGTGGATTGCAAAAGTTTGGAGTTGGCAAAATGTCAGCAGGCAAAAAAACACCAATTCAAGAACGTCCACTAGATTTTCCACAGTTGGAAAACACAGAAGTACATTACTACGAAGTAGATTTGATGTACCCAACAACTAGTAGAGTATTACAAGAATACTTAGGTAGTGTTTGTAAAGTTCCACAAAGCCACATAATTGTACGTAATCCACAAGAACCACAAGAACTTTATCAACAAGAAAAAGAAGACGAAGAGTATGTTGCAAAACTTACACAAGAAGATATGGGTGGCGAAAGTGGGCAAGCCGATGTTGGAGGTTCAAGAGTAATGGACTTACTTAAAGAATTAGAAGCATCTCGTAAAGATAGAGATACTGCTACTATGGACGATGTACCAACTGGAGAAAGCAAGGATATTGGCGACACAGAAAATAGTAAGGCGGTGTTATCGTGAGTGACAAAGAACAATTAAATGAAGTAGCACCACTTGTAGCAGCCCTAATAGGCGCTCTCGTTGGTATGGGCTTAGAAAAAAATAAAGCAAAAAGAGCAGCAGCAAAAGCAGTTGATGATGCAAAAACAGGTAACTGGAAAAATCCAGATGCGCCAGGTGGAGCACCAGCAGCAAGAACAACCGGTGTCGTAGTAAATGGAAAAATCACTAGATCAGGTCCACAAGTCAAAAGATTACAACAACTGTTATACGGAAAAACAAGCGGTCCAGAAATTGACGGTAAGTTTGGACCAAACACAGAAAAACGCCTAAGGACATTTCAAAAAAATCAAGGTTTGAAAGTTGACGGCATTGCTGGTAAGAATACTATTGCTAAGTTGAATAGAATGCAGAATGATAGTAGCGACCGTTATCAGGAAAAACTTCCAAAGGGTGCAGTAAAAACAGCAAAAATAATGAACCCCACAGTAAAATCAAATCAAGCAGTAATGGCTGGTTACGGAGAAGGAGCAACTATGTCAGATGACAATCAAATTAATGAAGAAATTACAATTTCAGGTAGCGCAGATGACTTGATCCGTATGATGCAATTAGCAGGTGCCGAAGGTGCAAAAGCAGTAGATGCAAGCGATATCAATCAAGCACCAGAAACACCTTGTGGTGCAAGTAAACCAGAACCTGATATGGGCGATATGGTTAGAATGATGTCTGCTACAGAAGAAGATGACGGGCCAATGGGTGACGAATATGATGACGAACCAAGTGCGCCAGACGAAGTATATTCTAATGATGTAAGTGCAAGTATTCCGCACGGTGATGATTTACATAAGAAGAAAAAATCATATCCAAAAGCAGCAGGCGGTGATAATCCAATGGCACTTGAAGATGAACTACGTGCAAAACTTAGTGCAGCATTAGAAGCAAAGAAAAAGTAAAACGAATCCCCCCAGAACTCAATAGCGCCTTCGGGCGCTAATTTTTTGATTAAATACGTTATGAGTAAAAGTTTAGACGGCGTATTAGTCAAAAAAGCAAACAAGCAAGAAACATTTACAAATAATCAAGTTGAAGATCTAATGCAATGTATGGATCCTGACACTGGATATTTGTATTTTGCACGAAAGTTTGCACACATACAACATCCTGTACAAGGAAAGTTATTGTTTGATCCTTATGAATATCAGTTAGGATTGTTACATAGCTATCATAGTTATAGATTTAACATTAATATGATGCCACGACAAACAGGTAAAACAACGTGTGCAAGTATATACCTTGCTTGGTATGCAATGTTTGTACCAGATCAAACAATATTAATTGCAGCACACAAATACACAGGTGCGCAAGAAATTATGCAGCGTATTCGTTATGTTTATGAACTATGTCCTGACCATATTCGTGCAGGTGTTACAAGTTATAATAAAGGTAGTATTGAGTTTGAAAACGGTTCTCGTATATTAAGTCAAACAACAACTGGAACTACTGGACGTGGTTTATCTATTTCATTACTATACTGTGACGAGTTTGCGTTTGTGCAACCAAATATTGCAGAAGAATTTTGGACTTCAATATCACCTACACTAGCAACAGGTGGTCGTGCTATTATTACTAGCACACCTAATTCAGATGAAGATACGTTTGCAACAATTTGGAAGCAAGCTGAACAAAAGTTTGACGAACACGGCAATGAGCAAGAAGTAGGTGTAAATGGTTTTCACGCATTTATGGCACATTGGAGCGAACATCCAGATAGAGATGACAAATGGAAAGTAGATGAAATTGGACGTATTGGCGAGGAAATGTTTAGACGTGAATACGAGTGTGAATTTTTAGTATTTGATGAAACACTAATTAACAGTTTGAAACTTGCAGTAATGGAAGGTGTAAACCCTAAATTAAATATGGGCCAAGTGCGTTGGTACAAAACACCAACTGCTGATAAAAATTATACTGTTGCACTTGATCCTGCTATGGGCACAGGAGGAGACAACGCTGCAATACAAGTTTTGGAACTGCCATCATATGAACAGGTAGCAGAATGGAAACATAATCTAACTGCAATACCTGGACAAGTTAGAGTTATGAGAGATATTTGTAAGTATATTGCTGACACTACCAAAAGCGAAGGAAGTAATGTATATTGGAGTGTAGAAAACAACGGTATAGGCGAAGCAGCCTTAATAGTAATACAAGACTTTGGTGAAGAAAATATACCAGGACTTTTTATTAGTGAACCTATACGTAAAGGACACGTTCGTAAGTTCCGCAAAGGTTTTAACACAACACACGGAAGTAAAACTACAACCTGTGCAAGATTAAAAACAATGATTGAAAATGACAAACTAGTAATTAGAAGCAAGCCTTTGATTACAGAGTTAAAAGGCTTTATTGCTACAGGCAGTAGTTTTCAAGCAAAACCAGGTAACACTGATGACTTAGTTAGTGCATTAATTTTAACACTAAGGATAATAAACGTTATGAAAGATTGGGATCCTAATGTATACAATACATTTACACAAGTAGATCACGAAGAAGATTACGATATGCCAATGCCGATCTTTATAAGCAGCAATTAGATAAATAACAAGTATGATGAATTTAGATGTAATAGCAGAACAACTGTTTAATTCAGTAAAAGGTCGCTTTGGCAATTTAACAATTGGCGATGATAAAGGCGATGTGACTAATGTTCCAAAAGAAGCAAGATTTTTTGATTTTGATTTTGGTCCACAGGATCAACCTATTGGAAAAGTAAGTGTTAGTTTAGATGAGGAAAACGGAATTGTTATTATATACAACAAAGATATGATTGACGAAAATTACGGTCAACATAAAAATGATTGGTTTGCCTTTTTGAAAGATATGAGAATGTTTAGTAAAAGAAGGTTACTTAAATTTGAAGTTAGAGATATTACACGTTCAAACCTACAAAAAAGAGATTACAAATTCTTAGCAACAAATCGTCCCGGAGATAATACAATGTCAGAATCAAAAATGTATGGAAATCATAAAACAAGTTTCCAAAAGTTTGGAACAGCAAAACTTTCTATTAAGCACAATGGTACAATTGGTGAAGGTGAAAGCAGAACTAGCAAGATTGGTTCATTGTTTATTGAAACTTCTGAAGGTGAAAAATTTAAATATCCATTTAAACATTTGAGTGGTGCAAGAGCATTAGCTACACACATAGGTGAAGGTGGACACGCATATGATGATTTTGGTAAGCACATTACGGGACTAAGTGAAGAATTATCAAAGCTAAGAAAATTTAACCAGTATTTGAATCGTAGTACAGTAATGGCAGAAACACTTAAAAAATACAGCGGCAGTGTTAAGGAACGTATGACACATATCAAAAAAGAAATTGCTAATTTACAAAAGCCATCTTTTTACGCCGAAGCTGTAAAAAATTATGTTGTTCCTGTAATGGAAGAAGTACCAAGTGAAGTTGCTGAAAACTGGATTGATCAACTTACAATAAAACAGTTCAATGAAGAACTAAAAGATGTGTTTCCATATATTTACAATTTAGTAAGTGAAGCAACACTAGCAGAAACAATTACACCTGAAAGTTTTTTTGAAGCTGAAGAAGATACATATCATAAAGTATCACCTGGTGAAACTCTTACAAGTATTGCACAGAAATATGCAGACCATTTTCCAGGCGGAGTGCAGCAAGGCGTTGAAGAAATACAAGATGCAAATGGTATAGCAAATCCAAAACTTATACAAGTCGGACAAGAATTAGTTATTCCAAGAGTAACATCAGAACCAGTAACCATAGGCGGTATGAAAGGTGGCAGCACTAGAGGCATTGACCCTAAAGACAATTATAGTGCAGCAGATTTCAAGCGTCTAACAAATCCTAGTATGGAATCTGCATTTGAAGCAGCACTTGAATCATTAATGGGACAGTTTGCAGAGTCACTGAATGAAATGAAGTGCGATTGTCCTGATCCAAAGTGTGATGATCCTAAAAATCATATAGACGAAAATGAAGGTAACGCATATGCACACGCTGTAAGACAAGCAAAAATGAACGGCAAGAAAAAAGGCGATAAAATTGCACATCCAGACAAAGACGAAGATGACATTGTAATTGAAAAAGATAAAACACCACTAGGCGAATTTATTCTAAGTTATTTTGACAGAGAAAATGGAACATTTCCAAAAGGCCCAACAGCCGTACTTACTATGGTCGAGAAAGAATACGGAGAAAAATTTGTAAGGCCGGCACTAGAGTTCATAGAACGCATCGACGCAAAGGTCGCAGAGGTAATGGGATACAAAGAGGCTGATGACAATTCTATTCTAAAAACATTAGGCCCTGCAATAAGAGCACAATTTCTGACTGATCCTGATGAAAAGAAGTTAAAAGCCATTATGCATAAACACAAAGGTAATCCAAATGCAATGGCCCAAGCAGCTATGGACTTGTATTCAGATGATCCAGATTTTAAAAAATGGTGGAAAAGCGGAGGACAATACGGCGAAACAGGTCAAGCTTTTATGAAAGCATCAGGATTAGGCGAAAACATAGAAGAAGGTAATTTACAGCCAGGAGATATGGAACTTCTAAAACCAATGTTAAAAATTGACGATCCAGATGTTCTAAGAATGTATGCTAAAAATATAATGGCAAAATACCCACATCTTAAAGATAATGTTAAAAGATTAATGGGCGAAGGTAAATCAGAAGGCGATGCATATTACATTATGACACACGCTAAGGAATTGGCGAAAGATGATGGACTAGATCCATTTAATTTATCATATGGCACATTAACAGATTATATCAAAAAGGCAAAAAAACTACGTGGTATAGACGAAGAATTTACAAGAATTCAAAAGTTAGCAGGTTTAAGTTAATCTGCTAACTATTTGAAAATTTTGTCAAAAAAGTAGTTGACAAGATAAATAACATTGTGTAGTATTAATAATATGTGCTACACATTAAAGGCACAGAAGACATAGGCAAATATAAGGAGGCATAACTATGGCATCATTAGCAGAAATTAGAGCAAAGCTCAAAGAACAAGAAGCCGGCGCTGGCGGACAACGAACAGGCGGCGGTGATAACGCAATTTACCCATTTTGGAATATGAAAGAAGGCGAGCAAGCAACGCTACGCTTTTTGCCTGACGGCGATGATTCAAACACTTTCTTTTGGAAAGAACGTTTGATGATCAAACTTCCATTTGCTGGTATAAAAGGTGAAACTGATTCACGTCCAGTACAAGTACAAGTTCCTTGTATGGAAATGTATGGTGAAAGTTGTAATATACTTTCTGAAGTACGTGGTTGGTTTAAAGATCCATCATTAGAAGATATGGGTCGTAAATATTGGAAGAAGCGTTCTTATATCTTCCAAGGTTTCGTTGTAGATGATCCATTGAAGGAAGATTCACAACCAGAGAATCCAATTCGTAGATTCATTATTGGTCCACAAATTTTCCAACTAATCAAGGCAGCACTTATGGATCCTGATATGGAAGAACTACCAACAGATTATACTGCTGGTGTAGACTTTAGATTATCAAAGGGTACAAAAGGTGGTTACGCAGATTATGGCGCAAGTAATTGGGCACGTAGAGAGCGTCCACTAGGTGATGCAGAGATGGCAGCAGTGAATAATCACGGCTTGTTTAATCTTAATGATTTCCTTCCTAAAAAGCCAGGGGAAGTCGAAGTAAAAGTTCTTACAGAAATGTTTGAAGCTTCAGTAGATGGCGAAGCATATGATGCTGAGAAATGGAGTCAATATTTCCGTCCAGCAGGTATGCAAGCAAAGACTGGTGATCCAGTAGTTGCAAAAGCATCTGCTCCGGCAGCAACAGCAACAGTATCAGAAACAAAAACTGATACAGGCTGGAAAGAACCTGCTCCGGCAGCAACGCCCGAACCAACTCCTGCTCCTGCTCCAACAGCAGAGGCAGCACCTGCAGAAGAAAACGCAGGCGGCGCACAAGACATTCTAGCAATGATTCGTGCAAGACAAGGTCAATAATAGAAAGGGCTTCGGCCCTTTCAATTGCTTTTTAGAATAGGAGATAATATGGCTACTAAGGCATTCGATCCTTCAAAGTTTCGAAACAGTTTAACAAAATCTATTAAAGGTATGAGTTCAGGGTTCAATGATCCTAAAGATTGGATCAGCACAGGTAACTTTGCACTTAACTATCTACTTAGTGGAGACTTTAGAAAAGGTGTTCCACTAGGCAAAGTAAGTGTGTTTGCAGGCGAAAGTGGTGCAGGCAAGTCTTACATTGTGTCTGGCAATATTGTAAAGTCAGCACAAGAACAAGGTATTTTTGTTGTATTGATTGACAGTGAAAATGCACTTGATGAAAAGTGGCTACACGCACTAGGTGTAGAAACAACAGACGACAAAATCCTAAAACTTAATATGGCAATGATTGATGATGTTGCAAAAACAATATCAACATTTATGGATGACTATCGTGCTATGGATGAAGATGATCGTCCTAAGGTATTGTTTGTAGTTGATAGTTTAGGTATGCTTATGTCACCAACTGAAGTTAATCAGTTTGAAGCAGGTGATATGAAAGGTGATATGGGCCGTAAGGCAAAAGCACTAAAAGCATTGGTTACTAACTGTGTTAATATGTTTGGTTCACACAATGTAGGTATGGTTGTTACTAACCACACATACGCATCGCAAGATATGTTTGATCCAGATGATAAGATCTCAGGCGGTAGTGGCTTTATATATGCAAGCTCAATGGTAGTTGCTATGAAGAAGCTGAAACTAAAAGAGGATGCAGATGGTAACAAAACTAGCACAGTAAATGGTATAAGAGCGGCGTGTAAAGTTATGAAAACACGTTATGCAAAACCGTTTGAAGGTGTGCAAGTAAAGATTCCATATGAAACAGGTATGGATCCATATTCAGGTATGTTTGATTTGTTAGAAGCAAAAGGCTTACTTGAAAAGCAAGGCAATCGCTACAAGTATATTGATAGCAACAATGTGGAAACTTTAGAATATCGAAAGAACTGGACAGGTGACAAACTCGAAATGATCATGGCCGATTTACCGGCAAAAGAAGAACAAATGGTAAATATCGCTAACGCAGACGAAGAAGCTGTGGATCATAACGAGGAGCCAGTCTTAAATGGATGAAGAATTTGTGGCGGATATATGGATGCTCTTTAAGGAGTATCTGGATAAGAAGCACATCGAGCTTGCAGCAGAAAAATATGTTGACACATTGATAGATTATGGACTAGCAGATGATCAATTACAGGAAATGTTAGGTCACGACAAACATTTAGATTATGCTATTCAATATTATTTAGAAATGGATCATCAGGATATTGATGAAGAAGAAGAGTGGGATGAGTAATGGGATGGTACAGTCGAGTAAGTCGTAATATAAATGAAATACCAGCGGCTATACAACACTTTGAAATCGAACTAGCAGAGGCAAAAAAAGAATGTAAGTTTTTTGGCAATGTTGAAAAACAAGCATCACAAATGCCTGGCATTGTAGAACATAGATTTAATCAACTACAAGAGATCGAAGCCATTTTAGAATATTTGAACATAGAGCTACGTAGATTGCGTAGCTCTTTTTTCCGTAAGTACTTAGAAAACTATCAACGTGCATTAAGCAGTAGAGATGTAGAAAAATATGTCGACGGCGAAAAAGATGTCGTCGACTATGAAAAGATTATAAATGAATTTGCGCTTATGCGTAACAAATGGTTAGGTGTGCTAAAAGCACTTGATCAAAAACAATGGCAAATTACGAATGTTGTAAAACTCAGAGTTGCAGGAATGGAAGACGCAACTTTGTAAATAGAGTATGACCCTAACAGTAATACTTCCTGCCGCAGGTAAAGGCACAAGATTAAATTTACCTTATCCCAAAGAAATACTTAGACTAGATAAAAATCAAGCACTTATAGATTATAGTTTTGACTGGTTTAAAGACTATGACAGAAATAGTGTAGACTTTGTTATAGTAATTAATGAATACAAAACTGAAATAGTTGAATATCTATCAAAGTACAAAAACAAATACAATATTGCTTTTGTATATCAAAATCCAAAAGAATTAGAATATACTGGTGCAATTAAAAGTGCCTACAGTTGGTTTGGTGAAGACAATGTGGTTTTATTACCAGATACTATTTTGAAACTAAAGGGCACTGAAGATTTGTATACGCAAGTTAAAGATAAATTAGTAAATAACGAATTTGTATTTTTTTACAAAAAAGAAACAGATCCATTAATGTTATCAACAAAAGGTGCATTACAAATGGAAAATAATGTTGTTAAATTTTATGAGGATAAACCTCAAACTGACTTTGCAAAATTTAATGCTTATTGGTGTAGCTTTGCATTTAGAGCAAGTTCTTTTATGCCTGCTATAGAATATATGGAAAAAAGTACATTAAAACAAAAAGTTAATAAAAATAAAATGACATATACACCTTTTTATAATACTGAAGGTATAGAAGTCGAGGATTATATAGACTTAGGTACTTGGGGCGAGATACGTAGACTGTTATCAGAATACCAGGAAGAATAATGTATTTTTATGTAAGTGACAAAGAACACAATAGATATAGTTTTAGATCAAGAGGTACTTTGTTACTTGAAAATATGGACAGCAATAACAACGGTCTTATTACAGATTTAAACCAGATACAACAGAATGATAATAGATTATTTGTATTTGGTAAAAAATTTACAAACGAAATTTTAAATTCTTTAATAGATAAAAATGCAAAATTTATTTGTGATATATCTGACTATAAATTTTATAAACAAGATGTTATAGATTTGTACACAAAGGCTGCAAAGCATTGTAAATTTTTTGTTGCTACCTGTGAATATCTAGCAAGAGATGTAGAAAGATTGTTTAAAAATAAATGTTATATTATAGCAGACTTAACAGAAAGAAAACAAAGTAAACCAATTAAAAAAGTTTTTAGTAGCAATGATATTATAAAACTTGTATGTTATGGAGCAAGAAAAAATATTCACAAAGTAAACTTTGATATGATAATTGCTAATTTTAAAACTATACATCCAAACGTACACATTGATGTTGTAACAAATAAAAATATAGACGATCCAAGCTGGTGGATGAATTGGAGTTATGAAACACAAGAAGAAATGGTTAACAATAGTGATGCTATTTTGCTACCAATTTTTTACAAAGACAAAATAGAAAAATTTGTAAAAGGTAAAGGCAACAATAGACCAATAGATGCATTACAACAAGGAAAGTTTGTAATTACACAAAGTTACATACCAAGTTATGTTGATTTGCAAGATTATATATGGACAGGTAATTTAACAGCAGGTTTTCAATACTTTGTACATAATCCAAACGAAGTTCACCAAAAAGTTTTAATGGGCCAGGACCATATTAATAAGTACTATACACCAATTAAAGTAGTAGATAAATGGCTTGAGCTAGAAAGAATTATTAATGAAAAAAGTTCATAATTATTATTTGCCAGATACAGATACACATTTTGAAAGAATGATAAACAAACGTATTAGTCAAGGTGGTCCTGCTGAATACCAAGACGATGTTAGAGACGAAGCATTTTTGTATGTGAAAGAATTTAACACAGCAATTGACGTTGGTGCAAATGTAGGATTATGGACTGTTCCGCTGTCAAAGAAATTTAACAAAGTAATTTCCTTTGAACCTATGGCACAAGTTTTTGAATGTTTAATAGAAAATACAAAAGGTATTGAGAATGTTATTCTAAATAATTTTGCACTAGGTAGTGAACAAAAAAATGTAGATATGACTTATGATCCAAACAACACAGGAAATAGTTTTATTAACGGTAAAGAAGGCAACATTAAAGTAAAAACACTTGACCAAAGTTTTATGCCTCCGTTTGAACTAATTAAAATTGATTGTGAAAGACACGAACTAGAAGTACTAAAGGGTGGCATAAACACTCTAAAAAAATACAAGCCAATTGTTATTGTTGAACAACATCCAGATACTGAATATTGTGCAGGTGAGTTTTTGAAATCACACGGTGCTTTTGAAATAAGTAGTGTCAGAAAGGATTATATCTTTGGCTGGTAAAAAAGCAGTATTAGTTACAGGAGGTTTTGATCCTATACACTCAGGACACATTGCATACTTCAAAGCAGCAAAAAAATTAGGAGACAAACTTGTTGTGGGACTAAACAGTGACGAATGGCTTGCACGTAAAAAAGGCCGAGCATTTATGCCATTTAGAGAACGTGCTGAAATTATAAAAGAAATGGAATGTGTTGATCAAGTTATTGCTTTTGACGATAGCGATAATAGTGCCTGTGCAGCAATCTTCACAGTATTAAGCACAAAAGGTAGTAACTGGAGAGTTGTTTTTGCTAATGGCGGTGATAGAACACTTATAAGCACACCTGAATATGAAAAGTATGGTGATAGCACTGAGGTAGAGTTTGTGTTTAGTGTTGGTGGATCAGAAAAGAAAAATTCAAGTAGTTGGATATTGAAAGATTGGAGCCAACCAACAACAGAACGTGCTTGGGGCAAGTACACTGTTTTAGATAAAGGCGAAGGCTGGCAAGTAAAGCAATTAGAATTTTTACAAGGACAAGAACTAAGCGATCAAAGACATTTTAAACGTAGTGAACATTGGCACGTTGTTGATGGTGTAATTAATATGTTTCTTGAAGATAAGAACGGCAATGAAACAAGTAAACTATTAGTGCCAGGTGATAGCATTGATATACCTATTGGTTACTGGCACAAAGCAGTAAACTTAGATAATCAATCTGCTAAAGTAATAGAAGTATGGCTTGGTAAAGAATTGACAGAAGATGATATAGAAAGAAGAGACTGATGGAACAAGAACCCTTAAAAATATTTGTAGGATGGGATAGTAGAGAAGATATTGCATTTCAAGTGTGCAAACAAAGCATATTAGATCACGCTTCTGTTCCTGTAAAAATTATTCCACTTAAACAGGACGAATTAAGAAAAAAGGACATATACAATAGACCTTTAGATGCAATGGCTAGTACTGAATTTACATTTACAAGGTTTTTAGTGCCATACCTAAGTGGCTTTACAGGCTGGTCATTGTTTATTGATTGTGACTTTGTTTTTTTAGATGATGTAAAGAAACTATTCGATCAAGCAGATAAAAAGTATGCTATTATGTGTGCTCAACACGATTATACACCTAAAGAAGGTACAAAAATGGATGGCAAAGTACAGCATCAATATCCTAGAAAAAATTGGAGTAGTATGATGTTAATAAATTGTAGTAGTTATACAAATGGTGTATTAGGAAAAGAGTTGATTAACGACACATTGAAAACTGGTGCATACTTCCATAGATTCAGTTGGGTGCCTGATGCTGAAATAGGAGAATTAAGTCACGAATGGAATTGGCTTGTAGGTTGGTACCAAGAACCAAAGGATGGTAGACCAAAAGCATTACACTATACAGAAGGCGGGCCTTGGTTTAAAGAATATGAAAATTGCGAATATGCACTTGAGTGGTACAAAGCAAAAAATAATTATTTGTCTTATGCATATAAACACGCAAGCGCCAAAGCACAAAGTTTAGATGAAAAACGCAAACGTGATAAAGAAGTTGAAATAAACGAAAGAATACATCCTGAAAACATTATAATGGACGACCAAAAAAAAAAATTAATGGTTAAGTTCTTCAATCATTTGAAGGATCCAGATGCAAAATTTTACGAAACAGATTTTAAGGAGGAGTTAATGGCAATACGAGGTGATAGAGTAGCAGCAATTTTTCCTGACTATGATGAAGGTAATTTTAATCCACAGAAAAAAGGTTATGAGTTTGACGAATATTTAGAAGCATTAGTACAAGGTATTCCTAGTGGAGAACTTAGCACTTGGGAACAAGAGCAAAAATCAAGTGTGCCATTACTTATAAGAGGCTTGGGTAAAAAGAGTCAACTTGCAATTAAAGAGTGTTGGCAAAAGAAAAGAGATTTCTTTGCTATCGACAGCGGTTATTTAGGAAATGAAAGAACCAAAAGTAAAGTATGGCATCGCATAACAAAAAATGCTTTACAACATCTAGGACCAATTAAAGAACGTCCTAGTGACAGATTAAATAGACTAGGATGGAAATATTTAAAATTTCATCCAGGAAGAAAAATATTAATTTGTCCGCCAAGTGATAAAGTAATGAAGTTTTGGCAACAACCTACTCCAGAAGAGTGGACACAAAATGTTATTAAAGAACTTAAAAAATATACAGACAGACCTGTAGAAGTTAGATTAAAACCAAAGCGTAACGAACGTATAGCGGACGGTAATATTATACACGCTTTGCAAAACGATGTGCATTGTGTAGTCACGTATAATAGCATTGCAGCAACAGAAGCATTGCTAAACGGCAAACCTGCAATTGCATTAGGACCAAATGCTGCCACTGTTTTATGTGACACTAGTTTGTCACAAGTAGAAAATCCTACAAAATTTGATAAACTAACTATGGAAGCATATGCAGCTCATTTAACATATTGTCAATTTACAAAGCAAGAAATGCAAGATGGTACTGCGTGGCGTATTTTAAATGAAAGTAGTTAATTACCTTACTAGTGTTCCAAGAGGTAATACTAATAAACAAAAAGAAGAACTAATAATAAAATTTCACAATGGTGTACAGCGTATCGGCGATGAATCTCATTTGATGCAAGGCTATTTTCCTGTTGATTGTGATGCAGCAGTAATTCAAGGTTGGGTGTATTCTGATACCAGACCAAGTCATTTAGATTTAAGAAAAAAAGTAATCGATCATCAACAAAAAAATAACAAATATACTATAGTTGCAGATGCAAATTTATTTTTATATGCAAATAAAGCTAACCCACACGGATATTTAAGATATAGTTTAAACGGTGTATTTCCAGATACAGGAATATATTGTGACGATAATGTAGACGAAACTAGATGGAATAAAATTAGTACCAATACAGGTATACGTATTGAGGAACAGAAAACAAATGGTAACCATATTCTAATTTTGCTACAAAGACAAGGCGGTTGGAGTATGGGCGGAGAAGATGTTGTAGACTGGACTATGCGGACAGTTAGACAAATTAGAAAGACAGGATGTGATAGAATTATAAGAATAAGACCACATCCTGGTTGTAAAAAATCAAAGTTATTTTTAAATCCAAGACACAATCCATTTTACAAGCTGAATAAAGTGCAACTATGTGATCCTACAAATATGCTTGAAAATGATTTGCGGAATTGTCACGCTGTAATTAATAAAAATAGTAGTGGTATAGTAGGACCTATTATTAAAGGCTACAATGCATTTGTTACAGAACCAAATAAAAGTCAATGTGCAGAAGTTAGTAATCATCATTTATCGGATATTGAAAATCCAAAAATGTTTGATAGGCTAAAGTGGTTACGTAGAATAAGTATGTTTCATTGGAACTTTAGTGAACTAGAAACAGGACAATGTTGGAGTCATATAAAAAACTACGTCCAATAACTTTCAGTTCTTTTGACCATCATATCTTTAGCTAAACTTTTACCTGTGTTTTTTCTATCACCTTTCATATGATCGATCCAAGTTCCTAACACTGTATTAATCAAAGGATGCCCTCCGCCTCCGGTTTTTGCTTCTTTCAAATACATATCAGCACTATAATCTAAAACATTATTATCAATTTTTTTGAGCTGATTTAAGATGTGGCCAAATACAAAACTATCGTGCCATTCTTCTAATTCAAAGATACCGTTTTCTGCATCTTCATAAAATCTTTCAAACTCTTTTATAAATTGAACACACATTGGGTGGTTTTTGTTTAATCCATAAAAGCCGCACTCGGGCCAAGTTTGCGAACCTTTACCTCTACCTACGTATGTAATCCATTTATCGTCTGGCAATAATTTTTTAAATTGTTTGTAACTCCACTCATTGTGTACAAATGTATCTCCATCCATCCATACACACCAATCAGTACTTTTTTCAAATGCATCTAATACTGCATAAACTTTATTAGCAAAACGTACAGCATTCCATTTGAACTCTTTATGCCAATCTCTAGGTCTACGTGCTTTTATATCGTCTGGAGGTACACCATTTGCTTTTGGTACATCTTTCCAGCGTTTTTTAAACTCTATTAGTTTAGGTAATACTTGTCTTGTTTGTAGTTCAAAAACACGATGTCTTCCTACAATAGCAGGAAAGCAATCTTCTGCATACACATATAACTTTATAGATTCATCAACATTTTCTTCAAACGATTCTATAAATCTTTGTCCATATAAATCCATTCCTTGTTTATTGAATGTTGTAACCACAGTTATTGCTGACATTTTATTTCCCTTGTTAAATAGTGTACTGGAGTATTTACATATGATATTTAAATTATGGAATGAATATGGAGCAATGAATTCAACTCCTGTATTTGAAGCATTTAAGAAAAGTATTCTTGAAGCTGGACATAGTATATCTAAAAGCGAAAAAATTAGTGATGCTGATGTACACGTAATATGGAGTGTATTATTTGCTGGCAGAATGGCTCCAAACAAACATATATGGATGAATTGTAAAAAACAAAACAAGCCTGTTATTGTACTTGAAGTTGGAGGTATAAAACGTGGCACAACTTGGAAAGTAGGTCTAAATGGAATTAATAGGGACGCTTCTTTTGGTAGTAGTAATATGGATAGTACTAGAGCTACTGAACTCGGGCTACATCTAAAACCTTGGAGAAATAATGGGGATCATATTTTGATCTGTGGACAACACGATAAAAGTTTACAGTGGCAAAATATGCCACGTATGAGTAATTGGGTTATGAGTATTATAGATGAAATAAAAACATACACTGATATGCCAATTATATTTAGACCGCATCCACGTTGCAGATTAGAACATATAGAACGTCAATATCAAAACGTTTATAGAGATGATCCTGTACAATTACGTGGCACATATGATGATTTTAATCTAAGTTTCAAAGATGTTTTTGCACTTATAAGTTGGAGTAGTAATCCAGGTATTCAAGCAGCCATACACGGTATTCCTGTTTTTACTGGGCCAAGTAGTTTAGCGTGGCCTATAGCAAATCAACATTTATCGCAAATTAAAAATCCAAAAAAGCCAGAAAGACAACAATGGTTGAATGATTATGCTTGGACAGAATTTACTATACCAGAAATAGAACAAGGTATACCTTTAAATAGATTGACTAATTTACTCTAATCTGCTATTATAAAATATGACTGAAATAAATTACATTGAAGACTTGCTTCAAGTGGTATTGGGCAAGTACGGACACAACTTTGCATTAAGAGATGCAGACCTAACTTTGTTGAATAGTTTTGATAGACAAATATGTAAAGGCGTAGCACTTACTGATAGACAGTTTAATTTGTTAAAAACTAAATTAGAAGTCTATGGATCACAATTTAAGAAAAACGAAATAGGTAATTGGCAAGCAGCAATGCAAAGCTGTTCAACAGAATTTAGAGAAATAGATAGAACAAAATCTATAGAAGTTGTTGAGTTTGATAAAATTGTTAAAAATACAAGAACACATTGGTCATTAAAAGAAGGCAATTATATAAAAGTAAGATTTCCTTTTAACAAAAAATTTATTGCAAAACTAGAAAGTATAATTCATAGTAACAATAATAAAACATACTTTCACGAAAAAAATTCACACGAACATTATTTTAAACTTGATCCTATAAACAGTTATAAAATTAGAACAGCATTTCCAGAGTGGCAAACTGATAAAGAAGTAATTGAATTATCAGATAAGGTACAAGAAATATTAGACAACAAAGAAGACTATATTCCCCAATATAAAAACAATAAGTTTATTAATGTTGATGAAAAAATAGTATCGTTGTTAGAATCAAAAGACAAAGTAAACATTGCTGATGCATCTGTTGAATACGGATTTTATATTAATGAGCCTGCAAAAGATACATTACTTGATAGTATTGCTTATCGTAAAGAACCTACAGTGCTTGCTAATATAGAAATATACAGCCTTTACGATATAGTTGATTGTTTAGATTATTTAAATAGATATCCATTATTAGTATGTGTAGACAAAGACGATGCATTTGAACAAGTGCAAGAAATGTATACATCAATTAAAAAGTTTGTTCCTGATAATTTACAAAGTGTTATGTTTAGAGTTGAAAGCAGTGATAAAGTAAACAATCCTCTAAACAACTTTGTAAAAGAAAACAGTCTTAATAATTGGGTAGACCAAGATACAAAAGTAGTGTATATTAAAAAAGACAAACTACCAAAAGTATTATTAAAAAGTAACTTCAAACCACGTACAGCAGTTTGCAAATCAAGTTTACGTTCTAATAGACTTGTTACAAATTATGTAAGTTACAACTGTGATTTAATTGTATACAACGATACAGATTTAAGCAGTTTTAGAACACATTATAACAAAGGGTTCAATAATTGGCAAGTTGTAAATTAATAATCGAAGATGAAGTAAACATCAAAATCGAAGGACTTGATGTTGATGTTCGGCGGAAGTTATCCAATGCTCTTAAGTTTGAAGTTCCGTATGCACGATATATGCCACAATATAAACTTGGACGTTGGGATGGTAAGGTTGCTTTTTTTGGTATTGGTGGCACTGGCTATGTAAATCATCTTGATACTATTACAAATGTACTAGAAAAAAACAATGTACAAATTGTTGATATTGAAGACAAACGTCATCCTATACAATTAGACTTTCCACAAGTGTCTGAAAGATATTGGGCTGACCAAGGAGTGCATTGGCCTAAAAGACATCCAGCTGAAGGCGAAGAAATTATTCTGCGTGACTATCAAGTAGAAGCAATAAACAATTTTGCAAACAATCCACAAAGTTTACAACAAATTGCTACAGGAGCAGGCAAAACTATTACAACAGCAACATTATCACATATGGGTGAGAAATATGGACGTAGTTTAGTTATTGTTCCAAACAAAAGTTTAGTTACACAAACAGAAGAAGATTATATAAACTGCGGACTTGACGTTGGCGTTTATTTTGGAGATAGAAAAGAGTTAGGTAAGACTCACACCATCTGCACTTGGCAGTCATTGAACATACTGGACAAGAAGCACAAGGACGGAGAAGCAGTGTTATCACTAGCAGAGTTCTTAGATGGTGTGAGCACGGTTATTGTAGACGAAGTACATCAAGCAAAAGCAGAAGTACTAAAGAACTTGCTAACACGCAACTTAAAAAATGCTCCAATACGTTGGGGACTTACTGGCACTATTCCTAAAGAAAAGTTTGAGTTTGAATCAATACACGCTAGTTTAGGTCCTGTTATTGGAGAAATATCAGCAAAAGAATTACAAGACAAAGGTGTGCTATCTCAGTGTCACGTAAACATTGTACAATTAATAGACACAGTAGTACACAAAGGATATCAAGAAGAATTAAAATATCTTGTTACAAATCAAGATAGAATAGATTATTTAGGCAAATTATTAAACACAGTAAAAGAATCAGGCAACACTCTTATACTTGTAGATAGAATTTCAGCAGGCGAAATGCTACAAGAACTTATACCCGGATCAACTTTTGTAAAAGGTGATGTTAAATTAAAGGACCGAAAAAATGCGTATGACGAAATCAACGAAGGCACTAATCACGTAGTAATTGCTACTTATGGTGTTGCCGCTGTTGGTATAAACATACCTCGTATTTTTAACCTTGTTCTTATCGAACCTGGTAAGTCTTTTGTAAGAGTAATACAAAGTATCGGCAGAGGCGTTAGAAAGGCAAAGGACAAAGACTTCGTACAAATATGGGACCTTACGAGTACTTGTAAGTTTGCGAAGCGGCACCTTACCCAACGTAAAAAGTTTTATAAGGAAGCACAGTACCCATTCACCATTGAAAAGGTAGATTGGAAATAAATGAATATATTAACATTAGAAAACAGAAGTTTTAATTTAAACACAGTGCCAGAAGAAGTAGATGATTCAGTAAGATTTAGTGTGCTTGATAACAGCAATCCTCAAGATCCGGATTTCTTTTTTATACCATTAATTTTCTTAGAAAGTTTTAGTTCGCCAGCTGTTGTTTTAGAAATAAACGATAATCAAATTACAATGCCATTGGATTGGTGTTTAGCAGTAGGATGTAGTCAAGCAGGCAGTGATTTAGAAGTGTTGCCTTTGACTAGTTTAAATCAAAGAGGATTTGAAGCATATCTTTTTAATCCTTTAACTAGTAGTAAACCTAAATTCGGTAAAATAGAAATAGTAAATTTTTACAATGATGTAAAATGGTATTTTCCTAAATTGAAAACAGGACAGCTACTAAGTGTTCCAATTGCAGAAGGCAATGATCCATATTGTGCATTTTTTGTAAAAGATATAAATCGTCAAAGTGAAGTTATTGACTTTGGCAAGTTGCTATAGGAGAGTAAAATGAAAGCAGGAAAGATTTGGGGACAGACAGAACTTATCCACGCTAACGGTGTATTAGAGTTTCATCGTATTGAATTTAAAGGTGGTTACAAATGTAGTGAACACGAGCATCAATTTAAGTGGAATGGCTTTTTTGTTGAGTCAGGTAAAATGCTTGTTCGTGTTTGGCAAAAAGATTATGAGCTCATAGACGAAACTATTCTTGGACCAGGTGATTTTACACAAGTTAAGCCTGGCGTAATTCATCAGTTTGAAGGACTTGAAGATGGTGTTGCATTTGAATTGTATTGGGCAGAATTTAATCATAATGATATTGTAAGAAGGTCTGTCGGCACAACAGTATGAGTCAACTAACTACACAATATGTAAATCAGTTGAAACACCTACATAGGACAACTGACTTTGGTAGTGGCGGTTCAAAAGTTCCAAAAAAGTTACAGCCATATATAACAAGTGTAGATAGTTTATTAGATTTTGGATGCGGGAAAGGAAAGTTTAGTACAACAGTAAAAGAATATAATAATAATATAAAAGTATATTCTTATGACCCAGTAACATCACCTATTGATCTACCTGAACAAGTTGATATAGTTTATAGCAGTGATGTATTGGAACACGTTGAACCTGAATTTATAGATGATACATTAGATGTTTTGTTTAATATTGCAACGAAGTATCAATATCATTTAATTGCTTGTCATCCTGCAAAGAAAAAATTACGTGATGGCAGAAATGCACATTTAATAATAGAACAACCAAATTGGTGGAGAAATAAATTAGAAAAATATAACTGGTCTTTTGTTTTTGAAGAAGTAAAAGAAAAAGATAGATTTATACAAGGGCAAAACATACATATGATAAAATATATTGTGTTGTTAGAAAAAAATGGATGAAAAACTTATACCTGGTGAAGCATTAATTTATGAGCGTGTAGATGACGTTCTTTACGCAAGGTATAGAGATCCACCACATAACCAAATACCAAGATGGATAATAGGTGGCGATGCAGATGGTATTAGTAGGGCACAAGGAAATCTATTTAGTTATAGTCAGTGGCAAGAAATGATGGATTTAGCAAAAGAATACCCAACACTAAAAAAACAATTACAAGCGGCAGTAACAACATATTATATTGTAAAGGATAGCAAATGAGAATTATAGCAGGACCTTGTCAACACGAAACTTTATCACAAAGTGTTGAAATTGCTAAAGAATGCAAACGGGTTTGCGATAGGTACGGTATCGAATATTATTTCAAAGCAAGTTTTGACAAAGCCAATCGCACAAGTATATCAGGCAAACGTGGTGTTGGCTTAGAAGATACACTGAAACATTTTGATACAATCAAAAAAAGTTTAGAAATAAAAACACTTACTGATGTGCATACTGAGTCACAAGTTTATCAAATCAAAGATTGGAATAGAATGACTAGCAGTATTGATGTACTGCAAATTCCTGCGTTCTTGTGTAGACAAACAGATTTGATTAAAGCGGCTTGTGATACTGGCTGTATTGTAAATGTAAAAAAAGGACAGTTCCTAGCACCTTCAGATGTTAAAGGAATATTAGGTAAAACAGCACATTATGGTGCAAAAGAAGTTTGGATTACAGAGAGAGGAACAAGTTTTGGATATGGGCGTCTTGTTAATGATTTCACTGGTATGTACGATCTCCTTAGCGATCTTGGTACCAACTTTGTTTATGACATTACTCATTCGGTACAAAGACCAGGAGGCAACGGAACCTCCAGTGGCGGTGATCGCAGGTATGTGCCTCATCTTGGTCGTGCTGGGGCCGCTCTTGGGATATCTTCTTTTTTTATAGAAGTACATCCTGACCCTGACAACGCACCAAGTGATGGTCCTAATATGTTACAATTAAGTGAATTTGAAGATACTGTAAAACAGATATATCATACGTATAAAACAGCAACTAATTGGCATTGGTTATAATGAAAAATATTGCTGTACTCATTGATTTATGGACACTAGCTGATGGCAGTTTAGATTTGCTTACTAAAGCTACACATAAAAAATGGATTACAGATGTTGAGAGTAAAGATATTGACACAGTAATTGTTGCTACATACGATGTGTGTGACAAAGAATGGACACATCCAATTGCACAAACTACAAAACAATTTGTAGGCGAACACAATTGGATTAGTAAAATAAAAAATATACAATACGACCAAGTGTTTAATCATAAAGAAGAACATATTACAAATCCTGAAGTTTGGAGGTTGACACAAACAAAAAATTTGTATACAATACATTATCCTTGGGAGTTTCCAAACATTGATGAAATACAATCAGTTTATATGTATGGAGCAGCCTGGGATATTTGTGTCAGACATAGACCGTTAGGATTTGACTTTTGGTTACAAAAAACAAAATCAAAAATATTGTTACCAAAGAATAGTTGTAAGTTCAGTAACCAAACTTACGTAGATTTTGATGCTATTCCTACTGTACAAAAAGTGCAAGATAATTTGTACCAAATGGAAAGGATGTAAAATGACAACAGCAATACTAATACCTGCAAGATATGCAAGTACAAGATTTCCTGGTAAAATGATGGCGCCATTAAATGGAGTTCCTTTAGTTGAAGTAGTTTACAATAAATGTTCAGCAACTGGCTTAGATACATATGTGCTTACAGATGCACAAGAAGTATATAACCATATGGGTGGTGGTAAATGTATTATGACACAAGAGGCAGAAAACGGCACTGAACGTTGTATGCAAGTGATTGATGAAAAATTACAGTATGATAGATATATAAATGTACAAGGCGATATGCCCGATATAACTTCAGAAATAATACTTGCAGTTGAAAATGAGTTGTATAGGAGTGATGTAGCAACAGCATATACACCAATGGATTTTAATTTGCGTAATGATCCAAATAGTGTTAAAATGATACACAGCAGAGGAAGAGCGCATTGGTTCTTACGTGCTAGTTTAGAATATGGTGATCATCATTTAGGTATATATGGTTACAATAGAGAAGCAAAAGCTATGTACAATGCAAGCACAAAATTTGTAGAAGAAGATATTGAAAAACTAGAGCAGTTACGTTGGATACAAAATGGAGTACGTATTGGTGTAGTCGAAGTTGAGTTTGACGGCATAGAAATAAACACACCTGAGGATTTAGAAAAATGGCAAACACAGAATTAAAAAAAACTCCAATCAAAGATTACATAAGAACAATACCTGACTATCCTGTACAAGGTGTAAATTTTTATGATCTCAATAGTTTATTTGCAGGTCCATATTTTAACCAAGCTATGGAAGAACTTTTGATAAAGACACGTTGTAGATTTGAACACAGAACTCCTACACACATAATTGGCATTGAAAGTAGAGGCTTTGTATTAGGTAGCATACTAGCACATTCAATGAACTTGCCTTTTATAATGGTGCGTAAAGCAGGTGCAAAGTATCCTGGAGATTTACTGGAAGAAAGTTATACGCTTGAATATGGTCAAGCAACACTAACATTACAAACTGGTTTACTTGGACATACAGATCGTGTTATAATAGCAGATGACTTGGTAGCAACAGGTGGCAGTGTGTTAGCAACCAAACGTCTAGTAGAACAAACAGGTGCAAGTGTGTTAGGTATTAGTACAGTAATAGATTTAAAATATGTAAGAAATGAACCGTTGCACATCGATATGGCATATTTAGAAAAGGTAATGTAATGCCCAATAAAGAACTTGACTTGTTTAAGGAACTTATTCCAAGCATTGATATGGGATTCAAAGAGCTGTATGATGCTGCCGGGGAAGATGGCAAGAAGGATATAAAACTTGACTTATGGAACTTAAACCGTTATATTAGTAGTGTAAAAGGTAGCTATGAAAAAACTGCACTAGCAGTATTCAAAGTCAATGAATATTACAACAAGAACTGGAATGAGCTAGGCGGAACTAATCACGTAAAACTACAATGGCAACTATTATGTGTTGCTGGCAAAACAGGAAAGAAACAATTTCATCCTTGGATTGGGTTGAAGAAGAAAAAAGACGACAGTAGTAAAGCAGTAAAGTTATTGGCGCAAATATATCCTGAAATGAAAATGGACGAGGTAGAAACACTTGCTAGAATATCTACAAAAAAAGAAATTAAAGAGCTCGCCAAAGAACACGGTTACGAAAAAGTTGACATCTAATTACACTTGCGATTATTGTGGCAAAAGCTATGTAAAAGAAAGTACATTGTTAGCTCATATGTGCGAACCAAAAAGACGTTGGCTACAGCAAGATGAAAAACGTGTAAAGGTAGGATTTTATGCGTTCCAAAGATTTTATAAATTAAGTGCAGGACATAAGAAAGAAAAAATATATGAAGATTTTGTAAAGTCATCTTTCTACAATGCGTTTGTAAAGTTTGGTAGTTTTGTAAATAACGTCAAACCTTTGTATCCTGACAAGTATATTGATTATGTTGTAACAAGCAATGTGAAACTTGATCATTGGTGTAGAGATGAAATGTATGAAAGATATGCTATAGAATTAATACGCAAAGAGGGTGTAGAAACAGCATTAGAACGTTCAATAAATACAATGATTGAATGGAGTGAAGAAAAAAATAGTTCATACAATCATTACTTTTTATATGCAAGTACAAACAGAATTACTTGGAATATTAAAGATGGCAAAATATCGCCTTGGTTAGTATTGAATTGCGACAGTGGCAAAAAAGTTTTAAGTGAACTTAATGACGAGCAATTAGGAATGTTAAACAATGTACTAGATCCACAGCATTGGGCTTTGAGATTTAGAAGACAACCAAAAGATGTTGAACTTGTAAAACAAGTTGTCAAAGAAGCAAAACTATGAGGAGTAAAATAAATGCCTGATATTGATATCGATTTTGCTGATAGAAATTTTATTTTAGATAAAATAAAACATAGGGTAGCAAAACTAGACACAGGCAAAAAGCATAATACAGGAGTGTATGTGACTGAATGTCCACACAATCCTGTTGATAATCTAGCAACAATAGATTACAAAGTAGCAGAAGATCGAGGTTACTTTAAATTAGATTTTTTAAATGTATCTATATATAGCGAAATAAAAAGCGAAGAACATTTACAACAACTAATGAGAAAGGAGCCATTATGGGAACTACTGGAGCACAAAGACTTCGTAGACAAAGTATTTCATCTAAGCGGGCACGACAGTCTATTGAAACAATTGAAACCGCAATCGGTAGAACAATTAGCCGCGACACTAGCGATTATACGTCCAGCAAAAAGATATCTAGCAAACAAGAAGTGGGAACACATTTTACAAGAAGTTTGGATCAAACCAGACAACGGTGAATACTACTTCAAGAAGGCACACGCCGTATCTTATGCTGTGGCGTGTGTAGTGCATATGAATTTAATTTGCGAATCAACGCTTTCTTAAAACCTGCACACTTTTTCTTTTAATTCTTTTATTTGATAAATTATTTAAATTTACACAAGGCCCTACAGATATTTTGACATCTTTTGTATTCATTGTCATCATACAATAAGTAAAGGGTTGCATTTCTGTTTTTAAAAATATGTTTATAGGAATCATTCTATTTGATTCCCACCACCATACTTCTCCTAACTCCAAAAATAACTTTTTTTCTTCGTCTGTTTTCAAACGGTTAAAGACATACATAGTTGTTACAAAAGTGTCTTGATTAGAAACAATTCCCACATACTCGTTGCCACCATAAGCAACCACGCTTACATATGGAAATTTTTTTTCAATATCTTTTAATAACATCTGCTCTCGATATATTTAAATGTAGTTTTTTAATAAATATGTATATAGTTATAGGATCCTTTATGCAACTAATACCAAGATATTTATACAAAAATCAAATTGACGTTGTATCAAACGATGTAGGATTTATTGTGGAGTATAGACCAGTGTATAGTAGACAAGTAAAAGTATATAAGGGCGTTGACAATAAAGTGCAATTCAGAATGCTCAACGCTGATCAAAAACCAATCAATATAAACGGCAAAGTTGTAAGATTTGAAGCATTTGACGAAGAAAAAGATCAAGTGTTACAAATAGATGCAACTATATTAGATGACGGTTCAACCAAATCAACCAAAGGATTGTTTTTTGTTACAATTACAGAAAATGATTTATTGCCGATGCCATCGCAATATTTAAGTTACACAATTTATTTGCTTGAAACTTGCGATTCAAGAGAAGTCACATATACCAATAGAGGCTTCGATGCTTGCGGACACATTTATGTAGATGATTGCACACATCCTACAATACGCAGCAGCAACAAAGTAATTAATTGGCTACCTACAAACGAAACCTGGATAGCAGGTTATGATGATGCAAATAAGATTACTGCACAACCAAAAATAAACAAAAATGAAGCTGTACACACAGTAGCATTTTATACAGATGCTTACAACAGCAAAGGTTACATAGGAAATGTTGAAATACAAGGAACACTAGACAATCAAGTTACTGAACAAAATGATTGGTATACAATTGATACTGTGGCATTTGATGGCAGTGAAGTTAGACCTGTATTGAATGTGTTTAAAGGTGTTTATTCATATTTGCGTTTTATTGCAGATGCAAACCCTAGTGATAAGCTATTAAAGATTTTAGTGAGAAACTAATAAAAAACCAGTATGGATAAATATAAGTATGAGTAACAGTGAGACAATATTATCATTACAAACACACCCAGGAGACAGCAGCGAACAAGAGCTGAGAGGGGAAAAGTTTAAAGGCGACGGATATTATAGCCGAGACGATGGCTTACACACTGTTCAAATTAGACTGACAAACTTTGTAGGTTGCATTGAAATAGAAGGAACACTAGGTGTAGATCCTCAGGATCCATTTTACACAAACTGTAATGACGGTACAGATTGGACACCAGTGCTAAGTGACAAACCTGTTTGTGTTTCTACTACAGGATTGTGGCAAAGTGAAATTGTACCATTTAAATTACAATATGACGAACCTGAAACAAGTATTAAAATTTATAACTTTGTAGGAAACTATACGTGGATACGTGCATATATTTCACGTTGGGTAGGTGGTACAATCAACAGTATAAAGATGAATCATTAAGGAATAACAATGAGTTTTGAATTAGTAAATGTAGGATCAGGAAGACTCGCAACAGACGGCGAGTGTATTCGT